CACTGGTGAAGTTGAATTGGTTGATAAGAATGAGAAAACATATGTACCAAAGGATTATTCAGATTGCGAATATATCGATATGCCGTATGGTGTTATCTCGAGAGAAGAAGAAGATTTCTATGTTGCAGCTCATCGTCGTGGACAGTTCACTCCTCTTGGTCCAGTTATCCAGAGTCGTAACACAATCTATAATAGATTCGCTCCAACAGAAAATAATACTAAGAAAGATAGTAAGTACTTTGGATTATGTGATAAGAATGGCGAACCAGTTGCATTTGATTGGACTCAGGAAAATGCTCATAATCGTTATGACCTGTTCAGAAAGGGTAAAACATATGACATTGACATGTTAATGGCTGATGTTAATAGAGCAAATAATGGTGTCAATAAGGAAGTAATAATGAATATGAAATCTTATTTGATGGCTATTAACTCAACTTCATTAACTCATGAAGATAAAGTAGAAGTTCAGGATGGATATCGTCAACAGAATCCAGAAGTCATTAAGACTGAACAGAGTATTCTGCAGAAGATCCAGATGAATAATTTAATTAAGTAAAGGAGGTGATAAGATGCCGATTACTGTATCAAGATATAATCAGGATGCTGAGATATGGTATGAAAAATCATGTGAAATACTGGATAAATATGAGGAAATCAGATTCATCAATTCTGAAGCTCTCATGGTATTACGAGTAATCGGAGCCATGAATCTACACTTCTACACTAATAACTTTGATGAATGTTATGACCGAGCATTAATCAAGTTATCAGAAGTAGGAGATGTAGACATCCCTGCTTTGATTGAAAAATTAAAACCGGGATATGACATGTTACGGTATGTGCATGATAAATATGGTCCGGAGATACTCAATCGGTATGTTGGAGTATTTTTCAGTGCACGTTAACCACAAACTATTTACAAAGGAGAAAATTATTATGAAAATTAATGAATCAGTAAAAGGCTTAAAAGATCTCAGCCGTTATGTAGCACTCTGTGTTGATGCGGACAATGATGCTAGACGTTCACACATCTTTGGCATGGGTGATGATACTGTTTGCATTCAATGCTGTAATACAGATGGCTTCCTTGGTGGCTTCTCAGTGTTATTCGATTACATCATACTCACTGATGAGGCTGACAGAGCTGAAACTCTCCCATTCTCATTCGGAACATGGTATGAACCAAAACTCAGAGATGAAGAAGAATCTAAGGAATCACTTCACTGGACTATGGCTTTATCATTCCCTAAGCTTATCGGTAACTATTGGATTACTGTACGTGCTTTTGGAGATATCACGATTGAAAACGGCTTTGATGAAGATCTCTGCAACATCTCTTTTGCATATAGAGACATCAGAAAGGCAGAAGTAAAATATAAAACATTCAATATGGAAACAGCTCCATCTAATGAAGTTAAGCAGTGGATGGAAGAAACTATAAAGATCTTCAAGTCAGCTCAGAAGTTCATGTGTGAACACTACAATGCAATACTCGAAAAGTATTCTGATACTTGCAAGGTTCCGAAGCTCTCAAGAGTTGGCGAAGATGAATGCATGATAATGCAGATCTAATAATAAAAGTAAAAACAGGAGTAACTGAATAAGTAATATTATAAAGATACTCCAGTTTTTATAATATATTTACCCCGGGATGTGATGGATGGTGACCATCACGTCAACAAGTAAATGCAAAACCTATTTTCCTCAGAAAAAGATAACTTGGGCCCCAATTTGGGGCCCAAATGTCTTTTTATTATTTTACTTTTACATATGTATATTATTATTGTGAATATACTTGAAGTATAATTTATTAAAATGGAGGGATCATTATGATCATTTTCAAGATAACACAAAATCAGCTGAGAAAATTAATAGAAGACTACAGAAAGGAGAGTAAAGAGAATACATTTACTCCACCGGTGGAGTTTTTGTTTGATAAGTATGCGATCGAATGTCATGAATTAGGAATTAACGGATTAATTCAATTAAGAGTTGATCGCAAAAACTGGCACTTTGCTGCATACATGAAAGATTATGAGATGAATAAATTGATAGAGTTCAGTGTCACAAATGACCCCGCTAATAATGGGTCTATTGTAGATGCAGTTGATGGATTGTATTATGAGGGATTTTTAAAAGATACCGTAAAAGATCCAAAACTCAGAGTTGAACGGATGATATCAATGCAGAAATTCATAATACATGTAGTTTTTGAGTTTGAGTTCTTTGTAATGAGAGGGCTTGAGCTCAGAAAAGTAACAGAAAAGGAATATGCAAAAAGAATTCTTGACAAAGAAAAAGAAAATAAGAAGAAAAACAAAACACGAAAGCCAAATCAGCAGGTTAACACGATTATCAATATGGATGAAATAGTAAAATACATTAAGCCTGGAGATTTTAAACGCATAATCACAGGCACAAGTAGAACATACCAGTGTGAAGACTGGGAGGTTCGAGGACACTGGCGTCACTATAAGTCAGGAAAGAAAGTCTTTATCAATTCCTATCATAAGGGTACAAAAAGAAATGAAGGAATTGAGAAGGACAAAACATATACTATTAAGATGAAAGAAGAGTGATAAAGATTGATTGTGTTTAAGGTTAATGCTTATCAGCGTCAGAAGATGGAGGAGTTCTATGATTATATCATGGATAACGAGATCTCCGATCCTGATGAAGCTCATTTCTTATTTGATAAATATATTATCGAATTCGATGGGTATGATATGCTCATGCCTAAAGCTCAAGGCGGCGCAGAGGTTATGCCAACTTCTGAGTCGGATTTTGAGAAAATGGAAAAAGCTATGAAAGACTTCAATTTCAAGCTTAGAATTCGATTACATATTAATCGGAATTCAAATGGGTTTAAAGTCATATGGCATGGCTTTGGCCCAACAAGACCGGATGAAACGGTCAGAATTTCAGCATCATTTCATCTAAAAGATGTATCTGATGATGAAATGGAGACATATCTTAAAGCCGGTGAATATGATAAGGTATTTACCTGGCATTCTGAAGATATAGCTCCAGATAGAGAAAAAGAGCTAACCATAAATGATAAGCTCGACGAAGTTGCTCGTTGGGTTCGATTTAGGTTAGCATTCGAACGGTACACCAAGTACAACTTGGGTGCCAGAGGAATAGACTATCGGGAGATAGCCAAACCATATGATCGACAGGATAAACTGGCTAACCCTAAGCCTAATAAAAAGGCTAAGGTTAAAAAGCCAGTAGCATACACAATGATCAACTTTGATGATTTGATTGTGTATGATAAGCCTAAAAAGATCATCTCGGCCTTCAAAAAGAATCATGTCGTAAGATGTGAGTTATGGCCTGTAAGAGGTCATTGGAGGCATTATAAATCAGGTAAGACAGTCTTCATTGAAGCCTTTCATAAAGGCAAGAAACGTAATGACCAGGAAGCAATAGAAGCTCTTGAAAAAGAGTATCGTGTTAAAATGGAGGAATAAATTATGAATAAGAATAATGTAGAATTTTTAGAAAACTTACTCGAAACACTTAACAATGATGATATTAAGAAGAATCTCACAGAAATAATCGATTTCATGAAAAATGAGGAAAAGAAAGAAAATGAGGCTTGTGCTATTGTTGAAAGAAAGCCAACATCTTTTGAGAGAATCATGAAGCTTGTAAAAGACTTCTTCCTCGAGGTGGAATTAGAATATTTCGATTCACTGGATGAACCAGTGTTGAAAGAAGTTCGTAAATGCATTTCTAATGAGCTAGAGGATTCAGATTCCTATGCTTTCAGTATAGAAAACTATAAGGTGAAGCACTGGGAATATGGTGTAAAATATTACCTTGATCGTTGTCCATGTGGAAATATCCTTCATTTCGCTATCGAAAATTACCGACCTGATAGCAGTAATAAAGCGATAGGAACCACACATGAAATGTTCTACATTCTGTTCAACTTTGAAAAGGATGGATCACTCAGAAATGTAGGAGCAAAGACCAGCACAGAATGGTATCTCAATGATTGGGATTACCACATCTACAATTCTGAAATTAAGGAATTGCTAAACAACATCATGTATGCCGTAATTGATGCAGATATTACAGTAAAAGAACTTAGAAACTGTGATATACTTACAAACTTCCACATCTGATATTTCCAAGGCAAATACGTGCCTTTTTATACTAAATCATCCGTATAACATAACTTTCTATCTAATATTATTTCATTTAATACCCCGGGTCTCCCCGGGGTATATTTTTTATCAATAAAACGTATTTACAGAATTCAAGAATGAATAATCACTACTATTCAATACCAATGATGATTCTTCATGAGGAGGATCCGGACGAACTTGATACTCTGGACTATTATGAATATAATCTTTTGCTGAATAACCATAGTCATCAGTACCAGTCATAGTTGACACCATTGGTATTTCTGATCTACCAGTTAATTCATCAAGTAACTGTTCTTCATACATAGTTGGATGATCATAAGGTTTCATGTTATCGATAACCTTATCTTCCATTTCTTTTTCATATTCATGAACAACTTCTATTGGTTTCTTGAAAGAACATCTGTTTGTATCAATACCAAATCTAGTTAAATCGAAGCCATAATACAGTACAAATAGAGTATGTAAGTATGCCATAACCATATCATCGTGTGCATCCTTACCAGCCTGTACTTTACCCTTGATTTTAACCAATGATGTGATATCATTAACAAGTCCCTTAGTATAGATCAAATGACGATAATCATGTACATGTAACTTCAAAAGATCGATCATGTTCTTACGAACCTTTGGTGTTACATAAGTACCGATATACTGTTTTGATTTAGCTTTCGCTTCCATGAATTCACCATCATCTTCACGCATTGTTGTGGCATTCTTAGTCATATCCAATTCTGGATCATGATAGAATCTATGTTCAAGTTTCGTCTCCTGAACGAAGTCAACAATGGCTTTACCAACTGTATTTGTTTCTACACAGAAGATACCAGATGGTATTGTTTTTGCCAAGAATGTAATGATCTTCATTAAATCAAATAAACCAATGTAAGGTGATTGTAATTCGGCAACAACTTCGAGTGTATATGGATGAACAACACAAATTGCCGTGTTATCTCCATCACCACCAGCTGCAACGTCGATACCGATTAAATACGGAATATATACGTCGAAATATGGTGTATCTAATGTTAAATCACCTTGGAAGATCTTATGTTTATAGATGTCAAGATGGAATATACGTACCTTGTCACGGATAGTATACTTAATAATCATCTGATTATCTGGTTCACGTGTAATTGCCTTGATGTAGTCAATATCAGCCTGTAAGAAGAGTGCTACGTCACCACCACGGAATCTATCCAAAAGAACACCTCGACGATACTCTGCAAGTTCACCTGACTGGAGAGCACCAAGATACTGTTCACGTAACCATTTTTCTGTTTTTCTCAACTGTTTATAGTTAAATTCAATATAAACACGTGTACTCTGTGGAGCATCTGCTAATACAGGGTCCTTTACAGGTACATTAATACCTGCTTCTTCATCAACAACCTTTGTTCCTTGTTCATCATCAAAACGATGTGTTGCTGTAATCAAGAAGAGGTTAATTTCAGCATCTGTAGCATCATATAATCCTTCATGGAAATGAGGAGTCATATCAATAATATGCTGAGCGGTTTTACCCGTATCAGTTTCCAAATCTCCCGGTGTTGAAGCATACATAACACACGTTCTACCATGTGTTTGTTCAGCAATAGCTCTACCTGAGAGCATAGCTGGTGTACCGCCTGAGATAACTTCATTGATGTATGGAATATATTCCCACTCATCGATGAATCCGATAAAGATAGTATCACCTCTAAGTTTGTCTCGGGCTTTTTCTGGAGATTCTGCCGATGTAATTACCTTAATCGATACACGGTGTTTCTCACGATCATCTCTGATAGACTTTACACCAGGGAGTTTTGTTTCTTCCATCCATGGATTTAAATAATCAGGTAATGCCGTGATGTAATCTCTGAAGTCTGCGGTATTCTTTAATACCTTTCCTTCATTAAGATGCATAAATGGTATAACCATTTTCTTTGCTTCGAATAAAAAAGCATATTCGGTTAATAAAGTAATCCATGTAGTTTTGTATGTCTGTCGAGGTTGACAAACCATAAAATCGATATTTCTCATGTAGCACCAAACCATTGCACATGCCGATCTGTGTAATAAAGCTTTGAATGGTACTGGTGCACCACCCGCCGGTACACGTGCTACTTCACGGAAGAAATACCAAGGGTTCTGTTTACATTCTAACAGAACTGAACCAATTTGATTTGGATCTAGATTGGGATCATATGGATCGATATCTTGTACCCCCGTATGGGGGTTCTTAACTTCGAGCATAAAGTAAAAGTTCTTGATACCAAGAGTTTTTAATTCATAAGCGGTTTGTAAAAATGATTCATTTTTTGTACCAAAATCATATACTCTATTACCGATTTTAATCAGTTTGCTCATATCAACCATCCTTTCTATAAAAAATAAAAAAAAATACAGTAAGGCCGGGGATAAACCCCGACCGATCCTGTATTTGTAAATCAGCAATACTCCTTAAGCTGCTGCAGGAGCGGGAGCACCTCAGGGAATTTATTAATTACATGGTCAACGTACCAATCCGGGATGAATTCCTGGAATAGATCGGTCTTCAAAATATTGTCGATGAAATCTGTCATGTCGACTACCCCGTTAAGATATGTCTCGTACTGCATATAGTACGAATACATTTGTAAGCAGTAAGTCAGGTCAGGAATACTGATTTTAACCTTAACGTTGTTGATCAGAATTTCCTCTTCCTCATCAATTGGTGCACCCATAGACTTCATTCCGTACGCATCCGGAGTGAACTTGTAACCAAGTAACTTCAAAACTGCCTTGAGGTTATCCAATTGTGGGAATTTGTTATATCTGCCGAGATCGATCTTCTTGTCTTCAAGCTGTGACATGAGGATTGAATTCTCTTCATACTGCGAACCACGGAAGTATGTTGTAATTTTAGCAAATTCCTTTACACCAACACCATCAAGCATATTGAGAGTATCATATTCACCAAACTTAACTGGATTATCTGAATACTTTCTGTAGTGCTTGTTGTATTGCTTTGTTTTAACTGGTAAATCATATAATGTACATCTACCTGTTGCGATTGCAGATAATGCTTTTGAAGGTTCCTGCTTAAGACACCATGTGTACTGGTATCCTATCTGATATTCACCTTCAAGTTCGATCCATCTGTGACGTAACTTAGTGTATACCTTATACGGTTTGAGAATATCCTTGAACTTTTCGTCAGCTTCAATTAAAGCATCACGAACACATACCTCATCGAGCGGTGGAATCATTACATAGATACCATTCTCAATGATATCACGATATGTAGAGTTCGGTGATTCTGAATATAAGCGAGCAACTTCTGCAGATTCTCGTTTATTAAAGCAATCTAAGAAGTCAATTACGATATCCATGATCTTATCGTGAGATTCACCATTCTGATGCATCTTGCATATATGCTGATGTATACGTTCTGCCTGGAATGTGATCTTAGATTCATAAGTTGCGAATGCAATGATTCTATTATTAATAGCCAAACCATTTGCAAGCATATCAATCGGTCGACCATCATCTGTTTTCGGCATCTGATCACGTGGAACTATCTTACATACAACGAACTTGTTTCCATATCTACCAACGAATTTCTGTCCGATATGAGTATCCTTTGGCTGGAGTACCCAGAAGCGGATGAAGGTATCAACGATATGTTCTTTTGTTGTCCAAACTGAATTGTTGATGTACTTTTCAGCCTGCTGATAGATATCCATGAGAGCTGTATCATTCTGCATTGGATCCTGGATTATCGGATGCACATAAGCATATATCTCGTTATAATACTCTTCAATCTGACGCTTATAGAAGTTAAACTGTTCATTATCAACGTCAACGTTTGAGTATATATCGATATCTACTACTGTACCATTTGAATACTTGTTCTTATCAAGTATATGCGGTATTCTGGATTCAGATACTGATGAAAGGAATGAGTTTTCTCTAATTGAGCAAACCATACCATTTTTGATCTTTTCTCCAATGTGTGGGAATGCCTGATAATCTTCATCGGATGATCCATAGTTATTGAGTAAGAAGTCATCCTTCTTAAGCTCAACATCTACCTTATCAACGAAGTTATACCTCATCATTTCAGCAGCATAATCAGAAATGATACCAGAGTCTTCAGTAAGTTCTGGTAATACTGCTAATGCCATTCTTATGTTTCGTCCTGCACAGTAGTTATCATCTACATATGATGAAGACTGTGAGACATTAAAGTCGGCTGGTAAGATGGCACCGATCTTGGTATTTGTTCGTTCGATGTTATTATCCATGGCAAAGCCATATTTCTCTGTAAGATTTACCGCTGGTCTTACAAAGATTGCTTTGAATTTGTTTGTTCGAGTGTTTCTGAAGATGTAGCAAACTGGTGAGTGTTCACTATTCTTAAACTTCTTAAAAGCTTTCATGAATTCGAAAGTATCTCCATTCTTTCGCTCTTCAGCATTACCCACTCTGATGTTCCATGAGGAACGTTCACCAAATTCATTTTCAGCGCCAGTGTACATCATCGGAAACTCTGGACTTATCAGTACAACTCGCTGAGACATATGTCTGGCTGCCATTACGGATCTAACTGTAGAGATTTTATCCGGAAATGTCATTGCTGATGGACCAAACATTGAGTAGCGAGGTACCTGAGCTGCACGTTCTTCAATGTCATTAACATTATTCATTAACGTGGTAGCTTTACGAAGCTTCTTCTTTTCCTTTGGCTGTGATTCCTTTGGTGATTTCTTTTTCATACCTATTTCCCTCCGTCATATTAAAGTTTTGACAAAACGTCAATTACATATTCCTCGCACTTCGATAATGAAATGTCTGGAACTTCTATACCATGTTCGATCTGATCGTTATATATTTCTATATTACGAGCAATATCGTTCATTGCGAATGACATCGCGTGGTATATCCCTGTAATAATATACATGTCTGGCTTAATTGTTATATTAGAAACCAGTCTGTGTAAAAGATTTTCAGCATCAAAGATTTCGCATATTGGATTTTCTGTATTATAGAAAGCCTTCGTTCTACCTAAGTCAGGTAAAAAGATGGTTTCTTTGATATAATCAGCCATCTTATCCATGCTTTTGATTTTCTTTGATCTGAGATGATTCTTAAGATCTGCCATCGTAACGTTTTCAACAACGTATTCGATGATTGGTGTAAGAATTGATAATTCTTCAAGATGACCCATTTCGATTCTTACAAAGAATCTACGGATACACCAGAATCTGAATACATCATTTATGATCTTCAGTATATTGTCAGGGTTTTCAAGCACCGCCATGTACAATGGCGATGATGGTTCAACGGTTTTCTTGATATCATCAATAGTAACACGCTTTTTGATACGTTCATATTCAGGAACGCAGTCATTAAGTACACATATTGTGTAATACTCAGGAATTATCGGTTTGCCGTTTTCATCCTTTGGATATTCTGTGTTATTCGGGATAACAATGTCGATTGGCGAAGAAACAAGTTCAATATCTGCCAACAATCCATCATACAAGTCATCATACATCTCTTGAGTGAGATAAAATGGCTTGATATAATGAAGCATCTTGATATTATTGTAGTACATATCTATGAAAGCTCTTGCTGCTTGAGCTTGTTTATAGATTGCAGCGAACTCATTTATTTGAGCATCTGTAAGTTTAAACATTTTTCTACCTCTTCCCTGTAATATATTTATTTATCAACATGATTTATTTTCAAAAAACTCCTCACGAATGGCGATATAATTGGCTACCAAATAATCCAATCCCTCTGATTGTATTATGATATATATGAAATCGTTTAATTGCATATTATCCATGATCTCACATCCTTTATGAACTAAATTCCTGCGAGCTCATCTGCTAATTCTTCAATATCCAAATCATCAAAGCCTCCTTGAGGATAATTCGGTTGTTGTTGATACTGAACCGGTTGGTTAGGAGGAGGCTGAGGTTGATTTGCTGCTATCTGTTGTTGGGTTTGTTGTACTTGCTTGTGCTTCTCGTTTAATTGTTTCACTCGAATGTCTCGAAGCCTGTGCACAAATGGCAATGGCATCTTGAACAGGATCTCAAGGGGAATTATCTTCCCCAAGATTTGTCCATATTCAATTAGTTCTGCTGCATCTCTTTCAAGTTTATTTGCGTATTGTCCAGTCTTCGAGATACCTGAAAAAGCAATGTATTTCCTATATCTGGGATTGGAATATAGTCTGTGTGATGCTTACAACGTGGGCAGTTGATATTGTCGATCTGGAATTTAACTGGTGATGTGGATGTTCTTGACTGCTGAATGATCTTGAGAAGAACAGCTGAGTCATCTGTTGAGAGGGCTGTTGTGAGGATCTTTTCGATGTCTTCCCAACGAGTATAACGATATTCATTTGGCTTCTTGTTTGGATCCTTATTTGGTACAATGATTGACATTGCATCGATATAAAGAGCATTAGCTGATAAGAAGTCGAATTCAGCCATTGACATATCTTCGATATCGAGTTCTGCGAGATCCCCTTCTGGTCTGAATCTCTTGTAGAGATCATCGATAAGTGTGAGCTTATAGTTGATGAAGTCGTATGCAGATGGTTCCTTGATATCAACGATGATGCCGGTATCTGGGAGCTTATAACGTTTGATGATATTTGATGATTCGTTGTGAATTCTGAGTGCTTCTGGACCAGTTGGTGCATTATGCACTTCATCATAGTTCTTTGGAAGAAGTTCTGGATCAACATGTACGATTTCACGTGGCTTGTACTTTACATTGAACTTGCATTCGCACTTAGGGTTTGAACATGTGAACTGGAGGTTTTCCTCTTCGTCAGCTGTAGCAACGAGAAGACCCCACATAAGAAGTTCTCTGTCCTGATACTTAGTGTGCTTGAGGAAGTCTTCAAAGTTAGCAAAGTTGCCGATTGATGGATTCTTGAGGTGGTTGTAAATTACAGACCACTTTCTGAGTTCGTTATCTGTACGAGTACCAGCTGTTGGAGCAACAAGCTTAATGAAGTCTAACCAAGCGATTGACTTCATAACAGCACGGTATGCTGATGCCGGAAGAGTGATCGGAACGTCATTTATACCTGAATCATATGGCTTGATGATGTCTTCGATCTGTGAGTTTTCGATAACTGTAGCTACCTGGAGATCCTTTTCTGAAATCTCGTTAACGATAACGTCGAGAACCTTTACGTTAGCCATTTCCTGTACAGCCTCACTGTCAATGTTAACTGTTACATCTCCAGCTTCCTTTGGTACATTGATTGTGATCTTAGCTGGTTCTGGAACAATTGGTTCCATTGTCTTAGGATCAGGTTTCTTATTAGCATAAGCAGCATCGGGGTCTTTTTCGATTTCGATTGTCATGCCGTTATTGATATAATCTCTTGCTGGAGTACCATCCTCCATGATCCAGTTATTGATGATTGTATCTTCAAATTCTGGAGAGATTGTTTCGCCGTAGTTGTGATAAAGGTCGATGAGTTCACCCATAACCTTCATTCTGATGTCATCCGGAATACTACCTGTGAAGAGCTTATACTTAGCAACTACGCGGTTAACCATTCCAGTTACGAGACCGAGTTTATCAGCCTGGAAATCAACTTCTTCAGCCTGTTTCTTTGCATCATGTGGCTGAGGTGGTAATGCGTTAAGCTGTGGAGCTGTTTCTGCCTGAGCAGCCTTCATAGCTTCATATTTTTCACGTCTTGCAGCTTCACGAGCAGCATCTTCTGCAGCAATTTCAGCTTCGAGATCATCATCACCGAAATTGATATCGAGTTCTGGCTTATCTCTTTCAGCTGGTTCAATTGCCGGAGCAAATGCTTTTGGTTCTTCTGTTGTTTCCGGTTCAATCGGAATTTCAACGGCTTCGCCATTAGCAGCACGATGCTTGTTGATAAGCTCATCTAATGGATCATTAAATGTCGTATTCATAATAGAAAATCTCCTTTACATAAATATATTATTTATTTGAATGAAACACATAAAGTGTTAATATATGGAGGTAGAATTATGCATGATAAAATGTTATGGAATAATGAGAATATCCAATTTATCTTCCATGCTCACGTACAAGAGTACGATATGGAAGCTGCATCCGTTTCAGTTTGTGAACATGATGGTTTGTTACCACAAGAAGTAATAAATGAGCTCAAACTCATGCCAAAAGAGAAAAGAACAGTAAAAATGGGTAAACTCCAGAGAGAAGATAAGATGTTTTCTGAAAACTTATTGGCTGGAATACGCAATATGCGTAAAAAGTTCATAGAACGCAATAATCTCACTCAGGATGACATATTATCATTACATTCTGATGCTTGTATATTAAATACAAACAAAAAGATTACATCTAACATAGAAGGTGTCAACTTTCGTAAGAAAAATGAATGGAATTCTTATATTAGATATAAAGGTATAGAAATGTTCTATAAAAACGATATAAAAAACAATTATATTGACTATAAGAACGTTCCAGAGGAGTTAGTACAGCAACATACACTGGGTTTTAACGTATATTTGAAGCGAGTTTTCGAATATATTGAAAATTATGATGAAAATGTGTTAAAATACATATCAAGGTTCCAAAAGCAGTATCTTCAGAACAAATTACCTGAATATTATTATCATCCATTCGGTCGAAATGGTGTATATAAATTCAGTAATCTGGAATTAACCGCTTTTATAGCTCAATTAACGATTCAGGAGGTAAAATCATGGAAATTCAAGAGCCAGAATTGATTCATGTATTGACATTCAATACTCCAGGTCATGAAAATAGCACAATAACAGTGACATCACCACATATTGCGATGATTCAGAAGTTTGTCAACACTCATTTGACTTATGATGCAATGGATTATGTCAAAACATATGATATTGAACACGTTCCAGACAAAATATCTGATAGAATGGATGAAACTGACTTAAAATATTGGATTTTATCAGATAATGAAACTAATAATAATTATTCGATTCCATCATCTCAGCAACTTATCGAGATAATCGCCACTAATATATGCTCCGTGTTATCAGATATCTCACTTTTTGGTGATGTTATCTCATTAACAGAGATTCCAATCTTCCGTGCATTAAATGATTTGATTGACGATCTGGAATTCGGTACAGTTTTGGATAATCAGTTAAGAAATGGAGCTGATGATAACACTGATAAGATGTATTATCAAGTTCATAAGCATTTCAACTTCGGTGAAGCACCATATGATCCAAGTGATTCAGCAGATGAAGATGATATATGGCGAGATGATCCACCAGCTCCAGATGATGCTGAAATTTATGATCATATGCAGAGTGAACTTAAGAAAATAACCAATAAAGAACCACTACCTTTTACCATAAAAGGATACGTTTCGGCGTTCACTAGTCTATTATTCAAACCTTCGGAGGTATAAAATGGCAAAAGCATTAACTGGCGATGAGCTAATCATCTCTCATTTACCAAAGAACTATCGATATTATGTAAAAATTAAAGATGATACGTTAGCTGATGAATTAAGTGATGATTTTGATTGGAATTTGATAGATACAATTGATAATTCTGAACTTGTTCATGAAGCGATGAATGCAAATTATAAATATTATGAACGTAATGTAGTTGCTTCAGCAAAGAAACCAACGATTTTGGAAGATGGTGTTATCTTGTCAAAGAAGTTAGCAACCAAAACGGATAAAAAGTTGGAAAATGTAGGTGTCGGATTCTTCACATACGATGGTATACGATATGTAAGTACCAAACTCGTATATGAAAGATTCGATATCTATGAAATATTCTGTTTGATATGAGAAAAGGAACACATAATCCCAGGGCCATATGGCCCTGGGATACATGTTCTTTTTTTGGAGGTAATATCTATGAACAACTGGTATATCAGATATTCGGAACACCCTCGTATGGGTTTGAAATATCCTTGTACTTAGTGTTGTCTGTCCAGATTCTTGAGTGATCTGCAACGTCAACTGCATGTGGCTTGATAGCATCACGCTGAACGTCACGCGGATTTGCATACATAACTGGTGCATTTCCAAGTCCAGACTGTACAGCATCGAGATATGGTCTCTCGCCGTTGTTGAACATAGCGTGGTCGATCTTTGTAGATGTAGCATCCTTGAAGAATGCGTCGCCAGCACCTGGATTGTAGTTGAGTGAATTACCAAATACAGCAAACTGCTTAACATATCTTGACGCAAGGTCATTAATGTAAGCTGACTGTACGAACTGGCAGTTGAATGTCAACTGGAGCTGCTGGAGCTGTGACTGACCCTGGTTGTTTGAGTTGAAGATGTCATTACCAACCTTTGTAGCTGGAGTACAGCCAAGGGCAGCAATAGCAGCTTCTACACGAGCACCAGATCTGTCAAGAGCAATGAGCAAGAATTCTGCAACTTCCCAAGCTGGAGATGGTTCAAGAGCGATGCTTGATTCATTCTCGTTAGGAGCGAAGATTCTGTGCGGTACATTGCTTTCATCAACTGAACCAGCAACGAGGCCGTGGTATGTTGTCAAACCAGTGATCTGGTCTGCGATACCGTCAACCCACATGTTGTGGATGTTAGCCATCGGTCTACCAACGAGTTCAGGAACTGCGATGGTAAGCTGCTGACCCTGCTGAGTATTCTGTGTTGTTGGAATCGGAATTGTTCTACCAGCAAAACCACCCTGGAGCTGTGTTGTACCAAGCTGTGCATCACCGATGTTTGCAGTGATACCCATGTTGTAGTATTCGATGATCTTCTTATATGTTCCGAAAGGTGATCTCGGATCATATGCATTCTTTGGTGAGAAATAGTGCATAAGGAAGAATGGTCCTCTATACATTACACAAATAACTCTGTTTGTGGTTTCTGGGTTAAGTGATCGGAGAGTATGGATGTCAGGTGTGAGACCACCTAACATACCAGTATACTGTGACAAGTCACCGTTGTACTCTCTGATACCGCTTTGAAACGATATAGCCATAACTGCGTTCTCCTTTCTTAGTTAATTACTCGCGTGCATTAACGTTAACAATGATCGGAACTCTGAGGATGAGACCGCGGAATGTTACTTCGCAATAGCATACGAGGATGTCAGCACCGTCGATGTTCTGATCTCTTTCGAATGAGATATCAAGAGCATCAACATAGTTACCTACCCAGTTTGAGAAGAGGTTGTTAACTTCATCTGAGAGGGTCTTAAGTACTGAGTCTGAGTTGTACTCGAGGAGATAGCTGTCGATCTTTTCCTGGAGGAGATAGATAAGACGTGAGAGTGTTCTCATGTTGTTCTCCTGGAGGAGGTCTGAAGTTTCGCTGTCTCTGTAGAGAGTGATCTGCTGTCTTCTTTCGAGTGAACCGTCTCTCTGCATGATCCATGTGTTACCACCGGACAGATAGTAGTTCTCTCTCTTAGCCCAGTCTGTTGTATCGAGATCTGGGAAGAATTCAGAGTATCTTTCCTTCGGAATAGCTGTTGTCTTACCAGCATATGGCTTGTTGAAGCCAGCGATGTTGATATGACGGAAGATATCTTCAGCGATATGCTTTACAAATGTATATGAAAGGCCGGTTGCTCTTTCTACGAAGCCGCCGATATCCCAGATAGCATTTGGATTTGAGAATCTCTTAAGGAATGACTCTCTAACGAGTGATGTTGTATCAGCATCTGTAACACCAGAGTCGAAGTAAACCTGGAATCCTGAACCAGGACCGATTGGTCTCTTGTCTTCCGGAATGCCGTCATAACATCTCTGGATCATAAGATCGTACATTGCCTGCTTAACGTCGATATCAACAGATACACCGATGTTGTCGATTGTATTTGGATAGAGGATAACCTGTGACTTCTCTTCATCTGTGAAGATGATTGAAGCATTGATGATATCCGCTGGACGGTAAGAAGTAATGTTACCTGTCATTACTGATCCTACGAGAGTGTTGTAGCCGCCGTCGAACATGAACTTAGCTGGAACTCTTGTTGGTGAGAGAATTCTTCTGTCGAAGTTCTCTGAGCCACGGAGAGCCTGAACGAGGAGTGCAGAGTACTGCCACTTATATTCGATAGAATCCGGTGAGAGAGTATCGAAGAAGCCAGCAGAACCACCAGAAAGTGACATGCCGTTTGAAGATGCCGGGTTGTCACCCTGATCTGAACTATAATAGTTCTTCGGGATCTTTGAATGTGTATTGAGAGCTGCGTAAAGTGTGTTGAATGAGCCAGATACAACATATCTGTCGATCTTTGCAGGCTTACCTTCAACTACTACAAATTCAGCGAGAGTTACTGTAGCACCTGTACCTTCGCCTGGAGCTGTAACTGATGGGTACTGGAGGTTGATAGTAGCTGGAACACTGCCTACTGCAATTTTAGTTGTTTCGTAAGCATCAGCACCATCAATTCTTACACCTCTGATTGCACCATTAGCATCAACTGCAGTAACGATAACTGGTGTCTTTCTATCAGCTTCTACCTCCAGGTAGTAAGTGTTAGGAGCCCAGTCAGGAACTGGATCAGATGTAGGAACCTTAACCCATTCATGTTCTGGATCACTTGTGTTGCGTGTATAGTACTTTGTATTGTATACAGTTGACCAGTTTGCAGGTTCTTCAGTTGTGAGCTCGTAATCTGTAACAGAGCTATCGATGATTGCATAAAGTTTTTCACCAGCTGTATAGCCAGAACCGCCGTTCTTGATGTCGAATCTGTTAGCCTTCCATGTATCGATATTTCCAGCTTCGAAGAGTACTGTATCGTAGTATGTTCCAGAAATGTTCTTGTGTGAAATTTCTGTTGGAACTGCACCTACGCGCATACCTGTAAGTCTGAGAACTTTGATACGGTTTGTAGAGATCGGATCATCACTATCACTTGGAAGTCTGTTATATGAGTTAACATATGCAGTTGGAAGAGTATCTGCAGCTGCACCAGCTGAATCAACAATTGTTGAACCAACTCTGTTCCAGCAATTTGAATGATCTGGCTCGAAACCGAATGCATTACCAGTACCAGTTGTCTTAGAAGCATGCTTCTCTCTATCGAACATCTTATAGTAGTCAGCCAAAGAGTAACGAACGAGAGTATAGTGATCAGCTGCCGTTGTAAGGTTAGTTGTTAGTACGCCACCTTCAACTGGGAATACAACAGCATATACATAGAACTTTGTAAGGTCTGATCTGTCAGCTGCAACAATGATATCCATATTTGAAACATTACCAGCGAGGATAGCGTTTCTGATATCATCAGAAGTTAACTGATCATGTGTTGTTTCTGTATATGCAGCGAGCTCTTGGCCTACCTTAGCACCAGTCATCTTGTATGTGATGAGCTTAACAACTCTTGATGCATCTGCAGCTGTAAGAGCTTCTGTTGGGAGACCCCAAGCATTGTTCTTCTTAACGAGCTTGTAGATGTTAGGCATAGCCATTGATGTAACCATACCTGTGTACTGGTTAACCGCTGTGATGATTGAAAGCTTTGGTCTGAGAATTGATCCTGAGCTTGATGGTGTTACGAAGATATCGCCAACGTAAACTTCTGAGCTTGGGTTCTCGACACCGAGTGTTTCTGAAATAAGTCTTGCTTGAACCTTTGCAGGCTGTTCTGTAACTGATGAATCTGATGACTTGATGTCATAGAGAATATTTGAAGCAGTGAGCTTAGGAAGATCAGATGTTTCCATATCTACAACATAGAATGGAAGTGTAACATCTGTAGATGAACCATTGAAGATGTACTTACCGAAGATCATATCGAAGATATTAACATTCATTGAGTTGTACATTGCAATCTCTTCATCTGTAGCTTCGCCGTTATCGATCTTTTCCTTGAACCAGTCATGCCAGATCTTGTAAACTTCTTCAACAACTGATTCGTTTACGTATGGGATTACGATTGATGAACCAGGTACTCTGTTTGAGATGAGTGTATTTACAGAATCAACGGCATTTGTTGTATCGATAGCACCAACATTTGTATTTACGAGAGAAGCAGTAAATCTTTCGATAATACCTGATGTTCTCTTGTCAACTGTGATGAATTGATACTTGACATTTGATGGTCTCTTAGCCTGTGAAACAGGGTTGATCATCATAGCCATGTTGTTGTAGATGTCGCTTCGACCAGCTGAGATAAAGTTGATGAATGCTCTCTGTGTCCAGGTTTCATTTGAACCAGCATCCTGATAGGATTCACTGTAGTAACCCTTGATGAGTGCTTCATTAAGACGTGCTGTATTCTTAAAGCTGTCTCTTGGAATAGATTCAGCCCAATCTTTTACCTTGAATCTTACGTGAAGTGAGTTATCAGTAGGATCCTGTCTCCACTGAACAACGAGTGAAACAGCTGCAAAAGTAGCATCTGGTGGAGTAATACGCATGAATTGTACAGGTACTTCCTGATTGATAAGATCCATAGCATATGTTACACCCTGGCCATACTTTCTTACATCAGCAGGTGTAAGATTGTTGAGGCCAAATGCTGTACCAGCTACATCCGAACGTGTAAGTGAGATAATCTTGTTATCTTCACCCATCGGTGCACCTGTTACAACCAATGTAGACAGTAATGACGGATCATTAGCTGTTGTTACATTAGCTTCAACAGTTCTAGCTGAGTTATCAATAATATGAACTACACTGTGTGGAAATGAGTATTTTAATGCATATTTTTGATTTATCATATCTAGACTCTCCTTTTCTATAATTTAATGTAATTGCCGTTTTCGCATCATAAGAATCGCTATTATGATTATGATTACCACAATTTATTATTTGGTATTTATTTATGCAATAAGGGAGGCTTTCGCCTCCCTTTTTCGCATAAAATTCATTTATCCAATATCAATTGGTATATAAACATCTCCAGTTAAGCATCTTAAAAAATCTTCAGTATATGCTACTAACATATTCTTTATTAAATTTTCTTTTGATAATTCAAAACCTAATTCAATATTTTGATCTTTTAAGATACTTATAATATCATTGATCTTTTCATCAAAGCTCAATAATTTGATTGGTGTTAATGGTCTCTGGAATACTACTTGATCAGAGTCCAAATTCGGAGCTTTCACTTTGAGGTACTTGATCATCATTTTCCTGTCCCTCCGTTTTCAGCTGATATGTTACTAAGAATTCATCTGTAGCTATACCAGCTTCTCTGTCGATCTGTGTGATTCGTGCAGTTGGGTTCGGATAATCAGGGATCAATGTTCCATCAGATGCATATGTCTCATAAGAGATTTCAGAATCTGTAGCTCCTACCTTAACATATGTCGTCGGCTTCATTGTTTCAAATCTCGTTGGATTATTAGCATCCCCAATTTCCATCATAGAATCAAGGAAGTTTCCTGCTTGTTCAGCATCCATTGCAGCTGATTCAGTAGGATTTGAATAAGCTGGTTGAACTGCTGCTGGTGCAAGAGTTGCTGATTCAAAGATGTTATCAATAATCGATTTACCGATATCATATGCTGATCCCATTGTTGGTGCTCCATTAGCTCCAACAACACCAGTCTTGTTCTTGATGTCAGTCTGTTCAAGCTGATATTGCTTGATACGAGTATCTGAAATATTCTTCTTGATGTTGATCTGTTCCTTCTGAATATTAGCTACTGCAACTCGAGCTGCTGTTACAGCCTGCATAGCTGTGATATCTTCTTCTGTCAAGCCCATCTTTCCTCTTTCATTGAGAGATTCTCTTAAACGTGTTTCAAACAGCTTAACGATCTTGAGCTGATCCTGCTGAAGAGCACGTAAAGCCTGAATGTCAGAATTGTATATCTTATTCGGATCGATCTTGTTGACTGGCTGGAATGCAACAATTTCTTCAACATTCTGCATGAACATTGAAGATGAATTCCAATGTCCTTCATAAGGTGAAATGTATCCACCTACATTAGAATTCATAAACACTTGGTTTTGACGAGCTGCATTATAATGCTTCTCCCAATCCCAATGACACTCTGAATCTGGTATGCCGAGTGGATGGAATGGTGTGGCAGCTCCCTCACCAATGTGATCAGAAGCTTGTGGAATCGTAGCTCCTGTCTGAATAAGTGAGTCTAGTATACTCATAAGCATTTCTCCTATCTGCGTTTAATCTTCCTTATTCATGTACCAACGACAAACACATTTATGACAATCTCCGTCATATTCACATTTTGGAATTATTTCCCCTGTGATTAATTGCATAATACAATGATCGTCAGTATTCAGTTCACGATTCGAAAGATTATTCGATATTTTCATTATAGCGTCTATAAGACGCATTTCGATCATCAATGACGGACTAATTTGATGTTTTTTCTCTCCCTTGATATTATCCCATGATTCAATAGTATCATCATCTAAAACAAACTTAGCCATTGTAAATTCCTCCCCAATATTCATTATAAATTGACTATGAAGCCTTGTCGTCCTCTAAAGCTCCCTTGCTTAAGCCGAATAAGCCTCCCAAACATTCGATTTCAATAATAAATGGTGTAGTAGCTTCTGGTTTAATATTATAGATCTTAGAGTACATGAGTTTTGTTGCTTGTTCATTCGCTTCATCTGACCAAATACCAACTGATTTAACCGTATCACCATCATAGTCACCACCAATTGCTTTAAGACGTGAGTTTGAAGGTGTCAATGTATCTGCAAAGAAACGAGATACTTGATTGTGGTCTAAATCGAAATTAATAATTGGATAATAATTGAAATTCTCTCCACGGAATTGGATTTTTGTCGTTTTTACCGTCGAAAGTATGTGCACTTTAGTAAAGAAAGCACCCAAATAGTCGCCGATTGGGTATCGAACGGTATAAACCGTTCTATCAGCATCAACAATCGCCGTTTTGCAGCATAAATAGCACAAATCAGTGAGTGTGAAGTCTCGAGTAACCATTTGATTGGTCTTTAAATCCAAATATTCCATTTGTAATGGAATTTTGTTCTCTGGATCGAGGTAAATTCGACGGAAACGTGATCCTGGGTTGTACATATAGATTCTTAAGAGGTCATCTATCATCTTTTCGTCATAAATGTTCTTCAAATTCTGTTCAACAACCTCATATTTACGTGGATGGATGTCCTGAATGTTAGAATATGAGAAAAATTGTCTCATTTCGAACTTGATAAGAGGGTTAAACAGTGTGCAACACGTATGAAGAGGATAACCGGTCTTAAAAATACCGATTTCACAGTCATCATCATAGCGTGGGGCCGAGATAACGTTACGTGCAGGGAACGTTGTGTTCTTAGCAAGCAACTGTCTTTGGAAAAATCCGTTTTTACCGCCAGTATAATTGTTTATAAATGTCCAAAGATTGATTACAGCATCTTGGAATTTATTGTAAAGCTGATAAACGTCGGTTGCTGTGGTATGAGCAAGTACAGATTTCATGTTTATGATGTGAATGTACATGGAATTTAACTCGCTTTTTACCTGTTTACCATTACGAGTACCTACTTTACGAAGTTCAGGTGGTAAAACATAGATCTTGTCATTGAAAAGTAGTCTTTTTGGACACTTTGTCAAGATATCAAGAACATAATCTGAACGAGAATTGATATTCTTCTTAATATCAATCTTTTCCCAGATATTATAGAGGTCTTTTAAACCACAATACTTACCAGCTGCATCAGCCACGAGTACACCTTCGGATGTAAGATTGCATCGGACTTCACCATATGCAAGTTTTCTGATGATACCTCCAGATCTAGTGATGATATTTTTCGCAACATGTGGATTGAATACATGTATTGGCAACTTTATATATGCACATGTATACTTTCTATCTTCAGTAGTTTGTCCGAAAATCTCTTCAGAAAATAAACCTTGTGGATTGAATGCATTCAAGTTTTGTGACTTATAGATCTGACCAGATGTAACCTCTTTCATGTCATTGATCTTTATATCTTGATCTATGTCATATAATTCTAGAATCTCCATAAGATCATTCCTTTCTTATAAAATTATTAAAACGTTTTAAAAAAGAATTTCCGGCCCAATAAAGGGCCGGGATAGAAGAAAAGATAATACTCGTACAACACCACTATAGCTTGTGGTGTTGTGTCCATCGTTTAAAATGCACAAAGCGCAAATTAGAAAAAAGAATAATGTTTGAGAACTTTAATCCAATGAGACACTCAATTTGGATTACAAATAAGTAGTTTTGTATACATATATTATTTTTTTGAATGGAGAGAAACTATTCAAAAAACTATAAGGAGGAAAATAGTTTATGGCAAATGTCAAATTGGGAAAAGACGATGAAATGACCATTATCAAAAATGACTTGAAAAAGATAATGGCTCGTCCAACCATGTACATCTCATCTTTAGGATCAGCTGGTGTACTTCATCTATGTAAGGAGATCATAGATAACAACCGAGATGAGTGTTACAAAAAGGAATCACCGGGAGATACTATTTATATTGAAATCACAGACAAGTATATTTGCTCACGAGATAATGGTAGAGGAATTCCGACAAACTTAGTTCGTGAAGTTCATGAGACATTACAAGCTGGATCTAACATGACTCGAGCTGGTGGTGAAACTGCGGGTGAAAATGGTACTGGTACTTCAACCTATACTGCGATGGCTAGGAGATTGGAAGTAACTTCATTAAGACCACAGGAACAGAAGAAATGTTATCTGGTATATGAGAATGGTGAACTTAAGACAGAAAAGATCGAAAAGTATACTGGTACAGAACATGGTATGATTACCAAGTTTTGGCCAAGTAAAAAGATCATGGGTGTTGATGAAATTCCGGTCGATGATCTCATCAACTGGTTGCAGGATTTCAGATATACTCTTCCACAGTCAATTCATATGACATATAACTATGATAAGAAAGATCATAAGATCGTTCATATCCCATTAAACTGTTACTTCGATGAATTCATCAAGGGTGAACAGAGAATGTCAACTGTATTAACAGTTTTGGCTCATGGTGATTTGGATGAAACTATTATGGATAAGAAATATAAGAGACGTTTCGATATTGAAGCTTGTCTGGTATATTCTGATCCACAGTACAAAGGTGAAGCCATTACTAAATCATGGATGAACATGATTTATACACCTCAAAATGGTTCACATGTTGATGGTTTACTGAATGGCTTCTCTCGATATATAATAGAACAAGCTATCAAGAAAAATAAGAAGTTGGCTTCTGAAGATTTAAAGAGAGATATCTTAACGAATCTTCATGTTGTAGTTAGAGCTACAAGTAATATGGCTCACATGTTCTCATCACAGGCTAAGCATACAGTATTCAATAAAGCATTGAAATCTGCAATCACAGATGAATCATATGAGAAGATGAAGAAGCTTGCAACAGATGCTGTTGATAATGCAATTTATAAAGCATTAAAGACAACTTCATCTCATGTATTAAGTGAGTTTGTAGATATCTGTATTGCGAATAACCGTGTTCGTCGTGAAGGTGAAAAGGCTCGAGATATCAGTAAACTCACAAAGGAAAAGAAATCTTGGTCAAAACCAGACTCATTCTTCCCATGTTCATCGGCGAATACTACAGAAGGCAAAGAATTATTCCTTGTTGAAGGTTTGTCTGCTGGCGGTGGCTTACGTGCAGCTCGTGATGCTACATATCAGGCTATCTTAGCATTCAGAGGCAAATCTCCAAATGTTTGGGACTTAGATTTGGCAACTGCTTTAAAGTCATTACCATGGTTGAATCTTGTCAAGATTCTTGGATGTGGTGTTGGTGAACACTTCAACATCAATAAATTGAATTATGACAAAATTATAATAGCAACAGACGCTGATATTGACGGATATCACATCAGAACTCTGTTCTTAATATTCTTCTTTAAGTTCTTACCTGAAATAGTCAGAGCAGGAAAATTGTATGTTGCAGAACCTCCGCTCTACCAGCTGACTAAAGACAAGAAGTATATTTATGTTGCTAGTCAGAAGGAATACATTGATGAATGTATTAAATCAGTAAGTAATATAGAGATTGAATTCCCGATGGCGGGATAATTAAAAATGATATGGAATTTGGGGTGGTATATCCACCCCAAACACATATTATTTTCATGATAAAAACAACTATCTCTATATACCCATTCGCTCGTTTAGGGAGGAATAGTTATGTTAAAATTTATGAGAAAGAAGTGTGCAGAAGACAAGTTTGAGGACCTGGGGTTTAAGAGAGATGAATCACCACCAGCGGATCATGTTGTGTATCGGCGGGAAATAAAATCATCATCAAAAATGGTATCGAAAGTTACAGAAGTAATTGAATTCATTAAGGAAAAAGATGATTGGAAATGCGGTACATGGCGAGATTATAAGCTGAAATATAATGGGGTGAAACATGTCAGAAACAAACCTAAAGAATATAGTATATCTGAAAACTTTAGGATATTTGAAGCTCCCGATGAATCGACATTTGAGGTAATGTGTATGCAATTACATGAATTGCGTGGAAAAGATAAAAAGAAGTAAGGTTGGTATAATTTATGAAGGGAAATATAAAACAATTTGTGGAAGAAGCTTTTGATTACTATGAAATCTTGACTGAGTGTGCTCTGAATAGATCAGTTGATATGTATCTTTTAGAATATATAGCTGACGGATTATCCAGGTATAAAGGTGTCGAAGGATTCATTAAGAATGTTGATAAATGGATCCGCAGCTTATGTAAAATCTATAATGAAATTGGATTTAATGACGACACTCACACGGTTCATGCAGTAATCGATTTACATGACCAACTTATCGTAATAGATCATCGTTTATACGCTGACTTAAAGCCAATTATAGACATCATTGACAAATATGGTTTGCTTATCAAATATAATGAAAAAGGTTCAAAAGCATCTTGTACAACTACATTGTCAAAGTTCTTTGAATATATCCAGAAATGTTATCCAAAGATAGATGAACGATACAAAGGTCTTGGAGCATCAGAAGATGATGTATCAAGAAAGATCATCATGGAACCAAGTACCAGAAGATTGATTCAGGTTAATATGGATGACCCGAATACTGAGATTCGTCTTGGTATATTAACTGGTGAAGGAAAATATAATAAGATTGGCAGAAAAGAGTTAATGAGTAACTTCAAGTTTGATAAGACGATGATTGATAACTAATTATGATGAGGAGGAAATAGGATGTTTAAACTTAATTTCAACACAGCTACCGATGTGGCTGAAACAGAAATCCCTGAATTAGAGGGTATTCAGGAAATCACCGATCCAAATGAAATTCTTGAATTATTGGGAGATACTATAGTACTCAATAAGTATAAGAATGCATCATTCGAGTATCTTGTAAAGAAAGTCGTTGATATCGCTGCGTTATGTTGGAATAATCGTACACCGGGTGGACAGAAGCTTCAGCATACGATGATCCCATATAAGATCGATGAAAACGATGAAGTTACTCGTACGGCTCCGTTAAATAAGTTCATGATGGACTTAGTATTCTTAGAGCCTTTAATGGATTACATCGATAAAGTCAATATCGATGATTACATAATAACAGATGATTTCCTCTCTGCAAAGCGTAGAGGAGAAATTCATAATAATACAGCTAAAACTCTTATGGAGTTTGGTCATTCATTTAATGAAGTAAAAACTATATCTGCTCAGGTATCTTTGCACTTGAAAGAACTTTTGTTGATATTTGCAAATGCAGATGCAAAGATATTCACAGCAGACAATCTGTTCCTTGATCATTATAAAGAATCTGAAATCATTCGTGAGATCAATAACGTTGAATATGGTCCAGAAATGCAGACTAAGGACATCGTTGAAGAGAATGCTAGATTATATAAGATTCTTGAAGCTGAAATGATCAAGAGGGGTAACCCGTTCTTCGTATTCAATAAGTACACGAAGATCGTTAAGCCAAAGCAGATGGAAGAATGTTACATTAACTTCTCTCAGATTCCTGATGGTAAGGATATTGTTCCAGTTATCATGAATGGTAATGGATTCAAAGCAGGGTACTCAACAGTACCGATTTTGTATGCTGGTGCAATTGCTGCGAGAGTTCCAGATATCATGAACCATGAATACATGGGTATGACTGGATATTTCGGCAGAAACTTATGGATTCTGACTTATGGTACAATCTCAAATAAGGTTTGGGATTGTGGATCAAAGCATAAACTTCCATGTGTAATCGATGAGATGGAACTCAAGATGAAACATGGCAGATACTATTCTGAAACTAAGGATGATCCAAGATTAAAGGTTCTTAAAGAAACAGATAAACATCTCATTGGTAAAACATTATGGTTTAGATCACCATGTACATGTAACCTGAATGAAGATGTTTGCCACGTTTGCTATGGCACTGTCGCTTTAAGAGTTGGCGATCTCAAGGGTGGTTTCTTATACACAACTCAGAAGATGACTGCAGAAGTTGGACAGAAAGTATTATCTGCAAAGCACCTGTTGAAAGCCGATGCAGAAAAGGTTGAATTCACAGGTGATTATAGCACATACTTCAGTGTCGATTCTTCAATGCTCATGGTTACAGATGACAAGCGTTTCATCATCAGAATCAAAGAAGATGATTTCGATAACATGGGTGAGTCATTAACATTCTATGTTGGTCCTGATAAGAAGCCAATCACTATCTCAAACTATTCTTCAATCTTCATTCCTGATGAAGTTATGAATGCAATGAAAGATGAGGTAATTGATGATGTCAACTACAAGACTATTATATCTCATAAGGTAATTGATTTGAATAATGGTGTAATGTGTCATATCACTCCAATCAATATCATGATGACTGAAAAGTACTTCAACATCATGAGATTATTTGAGAATAACATTTCCAAGTTCGATAATATCGAAAGTGTCATTAGGACATTAACAGAAATGCTTTATGGTACAATCTCATTGTTATCAGTCCATGGTGAAGTTATATTATCACATCTTATTCGTGATGCAAATAATAGATTACTTCGTCCAAACTGGTGTCAGGATGAAATGCCTGAATATGTAATGCTTAATCTTAAGACTGCTCTTAAGAATACAGAATCAGTTACTACTGCTATGTCATTCCAGGAAATTAAGCATCACCTGTTGGCTAGAATCTTTGATGAAAGAAACAAGATCAAGAGAACTGGTCCTTCTGGATTCACAGATTACACATTCGGCTTTGAAACTTTATAATGGAGGAATAGTGCATGAAACCGTATTCTTCTGGTGTATTAAGTGGAGCTTTAAAGCCAAAATACAGAGTTATATCTAACTTACTCGGTGAAGGATATGATCCAGTCAATGGACTGGACATCTTCATCGATTTAAATACTTTACTAAATAACTTGTCTACAAGTAGCAAGTATATGGCATCATTAGTATTCTTTCAGGATGCAGAAAAGGATTTATTATCCACGATTCTGTATACCTATAAACATTGGAAAGATTATACTCGAAGAACATTCGAAAATCGTGATGTTAGAATATTCATGATGGCAAATAATATGGATATGGAATTATTGGATGAAACTTCAACTCTGAAAAGCTATCTGGTACCTATGATGAATAAGTACAGACAAAGTAGATTTTCACAGCTAAAAGCTTTCTGGAATGCTGCAATCAAAATGACTGCAGTCATTCTGAAATATATTCCTAATTCATATTTCATTGACTGTAACCGTTTTGACTCTCTGGTTTTCCCAGAAGTCATTAACGGAAACAGCAATCGAGATAAGATAATTATCACAGCAAATTCTTTAATGACAAACTATACTTACATACCACGTTCATTCGTAATGTACTCGAGATTCTCTACACAGGGAATTTCACAGTTAAGTGATCCAATCATGATTGTCCAGAGTATATCGAAAATCGATGATCCAATCATGTCAACATTCTGTCAGAATCGTGTATTCTACAATCTGTTGAATGCAATCATCGGTGACTTTGAACGTGGTATCATTGGATTATCTCAGATGGGTATTACATCATTTGCAACGGATCTTTTGAGAGCTGTTGAGAAACGTGAAATACCTCATAATCCAATGAATGTAGATTCAGTAATAAATGTAATACAACCACAGTTCCAACCTTATGTGAAACAATCATATCCATTAATTGACATACCAACACATGCATCAATGATAAAACAATCAAATATCGAACGCTTAAAAGCTACAATGATAGATCAGATTGATATCGATGGTTTACAGTCATTATCAGTTGATGGATTAAATCTACTTGAGTTACTGTAATGATGGGAGGGGTGGTTGCACCCCTCCTATTATTTACATTTTATACAGGTATATTATTAATATGCACGGATGAAACCATAAATTCATAAGGAGGATTTATTATGGAAACAGAAGCAGAAACAAAGGTGTATGAACTTAAGAAGAAAATCAACCAGGCTCTCGATGAGCAGTTTGGTGAAGACAGAACCAAAGTTTATCACCCTGCATTGGTTGAAAAAGAGCCAATCAAACCTGTGGTGATCAAACCGATTTTACCTGTATCAAAAACAGTAACAAGAAAGGAGGGTAAAGTCACAGTCTTAAAACACAAGAGAAAATTCGACTTCCTGAAGTGGGTTGATGACCACTCATGGAAAATTGCAGTAACAATTCCACTGTGTTTCATCATAATGATGAGTCTAGTGGCATTATTCAAGTAAGGAGAAAGAAATGGGATATTGGTTGAATAATTTAGAAAAGGATAATGATGATAAAGTGGTAGATATCGAGGATATAGCTGAAAAACAGAAACTCGAAGAGAGCTATATAGAGCTCTTCAACAAATGCAAAGATGCCAAAGAATTTAAAGCGAAATACAAAGAAGCTTTTAAATTATTGGATGATAATGGAAACTACGAAAGCATGCCAATATTATGGAAGGCAGCTAGAAAAGTGGCTATTCATAGCAACTGGCAAATGTAAATAATAGGGCCGGGAGTGCTACTCCCGGTCTTTTAAATTTTGGAGGTAATTTTATTATGGGAAACTTATTGATGTTAGTTTCAGGATTACTGATGTTTGCAACGCATAGTAATCCAAAGTTGGTTAAACCAAAGAGACCAAATGCCTTTGTTAGAGGCATAATTGAATTAGGAGCTTATGCTTTTGCAGCATGGAGCTTCATTCTGTTTGTACGAATGAAATTAATCGAAATAGGTTTAGGAGGAAATAAGGATGCATAATTGCAACTGTAATCACAAAAAGCCATCACTGGCTAAGAAAATCTTAACACCAATTGCTGTGATGGTTGGTACAGAACTTATCAAAGAACCAGCAAAGAAATTATTCACCGAGTTTGTTAAATCAAACATGGTAAAAACCTACTACATCGAACCAATCTGCTGTGATTTAATAGATTGGCTCAAAGATAATTTTAAACATTTCCCTATTAGAATGGCCTCAACCTGTTCAATAGAAAAAGAAGATCTTGAATATGAAGAACTTGATATGTATACTCCTTATGATTGTATAGAACAGCACATCGTTGACTATGCAATTATTGAGGGAATACCATGTAAACTAGTAGCTCGATCTGTAAAAGTTACTGGTGAATCATGCTCAACTGATACTACGATATCGACCATTAACATTAATGGTTGGCCAGCAAAACTTCAGGCAATTATCACAAGAGAAGCTGCCGAGGGAGCAAAGCGACATCGAGTAAAAGAAGCAAAGATCATGAAAGTTGTTGATCAACATACTGCTAGATTTGTTGATTCATTCAAAAGATCTTTCGATGATGTATTTGTTCCAGCAGACATTAAAAACCAGATTACCTCAGCTTTAGATCATTTTATGGGTAATGCTGACTGGTATATCAAAAACAAGATCCCATATCATTTCGGGATTATGTTGCATGGGTCCCCGGGTACTGGCAAAACCAGTATAGCACAGGCGATTGCAACATACACTAAAGCTACAATGTATGTTGTGTCCGGTGATGATGTGTTGAAATTGCCTTCAATGATCAATAACGGCAGAGTTATTAATACAATCGGTTTAACAAAGAACGATTTCAATATCATTCTTATAGAGGACATCGATTGTGGTCTCAGCTATAAATCATTATATGCAAGAGGTTCACGCGGTGGAGTTTGGGCAACAGACTGGGATGATGAAGAAAAGTTGGATAAGCTCCAGGACAACAATGGTCTGGCAACTGTTCTGAATATCATCGATGGCATCGGAGCTCCTCGAAATACAATCTTCATATTTACTACAAATAATATTGAAGATCTTGATCCAGCATTGATTCGTCCGGGTAGAATCGATTTGTCACTGGAAATAAAACCAGTGTGTCTCGAGACCTTCAAGGAATTTATGGTTCACCATTTTGGTGAAGATATAAAACTTCCTAAGAATCTTAAGATCCGTGAAGGTATAACTTTCGCAGATATTCAGGTAAAAGTAATGTCTGGTATGTCGGCAAAAGATCTGATTGAATATGTGAAGGACAAGGATACTAAGAAGTATTCAAGTAACCCGGTTAAATTCGGAGAAATTGATCCGGAGGATGAAGTGTGTGATATCGTTGTAGAAGGAGTAAAGCTCCCAAATCCATATTCAGGATATGCAGATCAGTACTTCAAGAAATCCACTATTAGCAATATAAGAGATGCGGATCTTTATGACAAGCTTCGAGCTTGGATGATTATCTATGCTTCGAATAAACTCGGGACTGATGATGTAGATAAGATATCTAAGTATACATCTGATGCGTTGTATCTCTGGTTTGATGAACTTACCATAGCATATGTATTGGAAAATAACCCATTTGAAAAATATAAACCTAAGGAGGAAAAATGATGGACAGAATATTCGGGATGATGAAAGCGGTAGACGTTGAAAAGGAGAAAGTCTACCGTTCAGAAAACAGCGGAAAAATTATTGTTCAGGCTGCACCAGGTGGTTGGACAATCATATGGTCAGATGGTGGTAGTGATCATAAGGATTACACTAACCCTGATAGAACTACAGAGGAAAACTTCCAGGAGGCATTAAACCTACTGGAAAGATACTTCCCTGGTATTTCTGGCGATGATCTGGCCTGCAGAAAAGAGCTGGATAATTATAAGGAAAACCGGAGAGCGAGATTCAATGAGCTGGTTAAAAGAGTTTTATATCGTTTAAATAGAGATCTCGATGTAATGTATCAGTTCTTTGAAGAATATCCAAGTGTCGAGGAATTCCACAGAAGACAGGAAATGGAGAATTTACATCCATCTTACGAAAATGAAGGCATTCTTACAACACGCAAATACAACATCACAAGAGAAGTGATGAAGTCTCTTGGAAAGGAAGAATTCATCAAGAAACTGGAGAAGGCTTTCAATGATGCTTTTGACAAAGCTCATGTGAATGCACGTTGGAGATCTGACGATTTAGATCATCTGATGCACAGCTTACAGGATGCTATCAGATACTATAATATGTATCCAGCCAGCACGGCTATAAAACTGGCATTCCATGACAAATATGGTATCGGTCCTTTAGATGTAATCAGCAGTGCGGTAAATATAGTAATTCACGATTGTACTAATGAATTTGAACGCGAGGTTCAGTTCACTTCCGAAGTACGTATCCGTATTAATTTAGGATACCATAAATATACTTATGGAGGTAAATCTGAAAACTCACATGAGAAAGTTAGAGAAGCTCTGGAGGAAGATCTCAAGCAGTACATAAGGGATGAAATTGTTCCTATCCTCGAAAAGAAGTATGAGGATGTCGATCCAGATAAAGTACAAGCATTAGTTGATGCTAAGGTTAACACAGAACATGTTATACTTCCAAATGGCTCAATTGTGAGCGATAAATAATAGAAAGGAAAAAGAATAATGAAGAGAAAACCTATGCGTATGATACCGATACCAAGAAAAAATATGCTGACGGCTTCACTGATGATTCAGGCGATCAAAGACACAACGACATCGATGTATGAGCTTGGTAAAAACAGACTGCTCTATACAATTGATATCACTAGCCAGAACTCAGTATTATACGATTTCCTTCATGAGCATTTTCAGTATGCCGATGATATTATCATCACTAAAGCAAAAGATGATAATAATGATTCGGATGAAGTTGAAGTAACATATGAAACATTGTGGTGCCAGCATATGACAATTGTTGGCATTAATCATCGTGATGTTGCAGTGATAAACGGAATCCCATGTATGCTCCGTGCTCATGGTCTTGGTGGTGGTGATAAGAAAGATTCCACTCGTAACTATCGAGCTCTTACAATATCAACTCTGAGAGTTAATGGCTATCCAGAAATGCTGAGAGAAATGCTCCGTGAAGAATACTTCAAAGGAATCGAAAGAAATCGTGCTGAAGGAGCTGCGAAAAAGAAGAGATACATCAGGGCTTTCAGCCCACCAAGTGTTCTTGATACTATAAGAATAGTAAAGAGGACATTCGAAAATGTCTATGTTCCTAAAGAGATAAAGGAACAGATAACAGTGAATGTAGACAATTTCATGTTCAGAAGAAAATGGTTCTTGGATAATGCAATCCCGTATCATTTCGGGATCATGTTATACGGACCTGCAGGTACAGGTAAGACTTCTTTAGCACAGGCAATAGCTAACTATGTACCGAGATCCACCATTTTCTACATGAATGGCGATGACATCATGTATTTACCAAAGCTGGTAAAAATGATGGAGATTGATCAGGTATCGAATAAATATCCAAACGTGGTAATTGTTGAGGATATTGACTGCGGATTCGATGCTGGTAAACTCAGTAAAAGAGATAAGAAAGATGATGATGACTCTGAAAAGACTGGTTTAGCTACATTATTGAACAGCCTTGATGGAATCTCAGCTCCATTCAATACCATCTTCGTCTTTACTACAAACCATATCGAGGCATTGGATCCGGCTTTGATCCGTCCAGGTAGAATCGATATGTGCTTGGAAATCAAGCCAGTTTGTACAGAAACATTTAAGGAGTTTATGAAACACCACTTTGGTGATGATATAAAGTTCCCGGCTAAATTCAGAGTAAAGGAAGATTTCACAACGTTTGCAAAGCTGCAGACGATGGTGATGAACAATTGTTCACCAAGAGAAATAGTTGACTATGTAAATGCATATCCAAAGAGAGGTAACAAAAATGAGAATCCAAATCAGTAAATTTTGGAAAGGTATTTGCCATATCATCACATTACCAATCTTTGCAATACTGTATGGTATTGCATGGTTAATTGGTTTTGTGACTACGATGATCAGAATAATGATGGAGGATAACAGATGACAATCAACTTAAATGATTCTCAGCTGATACTTCCTTCAGAATATACAAAAGAGGCGATTCACAAGATTCGTCTCTATTGTGCAAACCGGCATGGATCAGCGATCACTGATGAACAAGCTGAGATGTTATTTAAAGCATATCATCGTTCATCATATACTAATGAAGAACAAATTGATCTTGGTGAATCTGTCAAAGAATCAGAGGATGTAAACGTATTCTGTTTGCCATTCGGTTTCAGAGGAATGAGCTCCCGAACCTGGGGTACCGGGTTTGATGCTGAGGTATCATCAAAGATTGTGTTTGATACGATGACTCAGCTGTGCGGATCATCAGTAACCTTTATTCAGACAAACAGACGAATCTTTGTATGGGGTACGATGACCCCATACATGAGAGGAGTCATCAAAATGATGGTTCGTTACTTTGAATACGTAACCATGAATTATGATACTCGAAATGATGTTGAGACCAACGATGCTTGTCTCATGACAATGCATGATAAGTTTGGTCTTGACTATGTTGAGTTCTTTACTCAGCTGATGAATAACTGGAGTATCCTGATAAAAGATTCAGACTATGTACCAGTAAAGAGAAAAGTTGAGAACGTCATACTCAATCTAGTCAATGACATGATGTACGAGTTATACTGTCAGGAAGCTGATGCAAATAACTGGTACCGTCAGGAATACTATAAGAAACTTGAAGAAGAAAAGAATAAAAAGGAGGCAGAAAACGGTATGGCCTCAAGTAATAAACAAATGCTTGAAGCAATGAATGCGGTTCATAAGTTGATTGATAAAACAGCTCCTGAAGAACCGGTTGAAATAGAAACTGAAACTGAATCAGAAACTGACTTAGCTCAGTACTATGATTACCAAACGAATTATGATTCGGATAAGGTTGAAGAAACAGAAGAAAAACCTTCACTGATCAAAACCATTCTATTTCATATATTCACTTGGTTAATGATCGGCGTATTTGCATTACTCGCCGTGATATTCACTGCACAGCGGTTACTGATAATTCTGTGTGGTGTACTGATGCTTTTCATGTACATATCTCTATTATGCATTGGATCTAAAAAATAATTAGATTCTATATGTATATTATTATATTGAATAGAATACAAATAGACTATTCAATTAGGAGGTAATAAACATGAAGAAAAGTCATTTTGTATATGAAAAGCTTCTGAAAGATACAAACATAAAAATAGTTAAATCAGATTTTCAACCATACTATTCAGGTATAGTCATTGAAATAGGTGGTCCAATCAGATTTAGTGACCCAACGATCTGGGCTTTCCAATCGGAAGAAGCATGTGATCGTCTCTTCTGTATGATCTTTCAGAGTTTTGACATGAAAAACGCTTTGAAACTGCTGAATGAAGAGATCAGCAGAATCAAACGTAAAAACCCACAAGCCAGGGACATGCTCCAGAAGATGGAGACTGACATGATCTTTGACTTACTCAGGCTGACGGGTTACAGATCAAATGATGATTACGCTATTCTAAAGATGAAGAATCTTTGCGGATCATCATACCGCACAGCTGTACATGAGAAACTGATGATGTTCATGTACGGAAAAACCCGTGAAAATTTATGTTATACTTGTAAACACGCATCACCAACTGATGAAGGTTGGCTTGAGTGTGCAGCTATAACAAGGAAGATTCAGACACAAGAATGGAGTAGCATGGTGGATCTGTTGGGTCCATCAAGTAAACGTCTGAAGATGGATCTGAAGACGGGTGATATGTATACAAATTTCTGTATCAGATCCGTAAAGGAATGTGAATGTTATAAACAAAGATTCACTCCTAAAACAGTTCTCTTGAACATCCTCAGCTAAACTATCTATTCTTAATAAAACAAAAATACAAAGCATTAGCTCCCGGGATATCCCGGGAGCTTTTGTTTTTTGTATTTGAGATTTATCCATGGAAGTGTATTTGAAAAACCCATCCCAATTTTAAGTTAGGTGGGCTTATTCAACTTTATCAGTTTGACCGTCATGATTTTGATTATGAAATAATCAACTTTATCAAAAAAGATTTTAATTATTTTATATATTTTTAATTAAAATATAATTTTAAGTTTTTTAAATAAATTTTAATTTATCGTGTAGTTTCACCGTTATACTTTTATATCAGAAAAACATATAAATTTCAATAAAAATAAATACAAAATGATGAACTGTTTTATATATTTTTCGTATGTATATTATTATTTAGATGAGAGAAAATATATTTTCTTAAAATATAAATGAAAAGGAGTAAGATTAATGTCAAAAGAAACTACAAAGAAGAAGAAAGTTGAAGAGGAAAAGGAAAAGGTTGAAGAAAAAGAAAAAAGAAAGATCGTTGATAAGAACTGGGCTCATGGATATATTCAGGGCTCAATTGATGGATCTTTCAAAAACATAACAAATGCAGCGGGAATATCCAAACTGATGTGTACACCGACACTTTATTATGGAAATATACTTAATTTCTATAATAAAGCACATCCAGATGAAAAATGTGACGATATTAAAGAGTTTATATCAGATGAGTACACATATCAGGACTTCGAGTTCTATCTACATTCAGAATTCATAACCTTTTGTGTTGTTGTAGCAAAATATCAGTATGAATTCGATATAGTAAGTCTCAGCATAAAATTAGAATGCTTGCGTATATTTTCTATGCTGATTCTGTATAAGCTATATATGCTGGACAGATTGCCAGAGGATATAGCTCCAATCTTCAAAAAGGCTCTTGAATTTATAATAGTAGAAGAAAAGAGGTTTGATGGTTGGAGGTACACGGATGAAGCAACAAACGTTGTCTTTGACAAAGTTTGTTACTGTCACAATTTTGAAAAGAAATTTGGTGAACTGATTGGCGATCCAAATTACAGGGATAAGCTGTCAGCTCGATCCATCGAATTACTGGGTTATATGGATGATGAACCAATAGAAGCCGGTGACCCAACACTGGAAGAACAGTTTGGATGGGCTAGAAAACACATGGATGTGCTATTTAATCATTATAATAGTTTACGTTGGATTGAGACAGTAGATCAGCTACCAAAGATTGATGGTAAAAAGGTTCCAGAAGGATTCAAGGATCTGATTAAAGTAATTGAACTTCTGTTTGGAAAATGGGAGGAAATTAAGAAAGATGTTTGTGAGAGATTCCCAGATCTCGAACAACACATCAAAAACCTCAAATTGATTTTCGTAAACAGTGCTGGTTTAGTACATGCAAAGTACAAGCATTATGATCAGTTGTGTGATACCAGGACATTCTCGGAAATCATTGAGAAGTTCCCGGTTCAGGCAGACGGTCTTCATATGAGTGTATCAAACACATATTATGGAGACATGGGAAATGAAGTTTATATTAATATAGACTCATTAAATGTACACTGGCTGAATTATACTAACTTTGATCCGGAAGAAATAGCAAAACGATACAGCGTTGTTTTAAGGCATGAGATGGGACATGCTATAGTGTATTGCTATGACAGAAGAAAATACAGTCAGGTGAAAATAGCATTAAGAGGAGAAGAAGACTCTAATGCCCGTCAGAAGGGTTATGACTGGTATAATTCACTTGATGAAAAAGATCAACCGGACTGGGAAGAATGGTATAACCAGCTCCCTGAAGAAAAAGAAGCAAATGAAATGATGGGAATCAAATATACTGATTTCCATTGGGCTTATAACACAAATCTTCAGTATGAGGATAAAAGTGAGCCTGAAAAATAAATGATAAGATTAAAAGGAGGAAAATATGGAATTGTATGGAAACAATCCTGATATGGAGCTGTATTATCAGCTCGAAGAAAAGTATCCAGGGGTAACAATTGAGGTACCTAAACTTCAAGGGTATCCAATAAACGTGCTTACTGCTAATAGTTTTGAGTACGTGTTTTATCCACTCATTGTGTATGCGATGCTGGATAAGCTTGGCCCGAGATGGAAGAATAAGATCGGCGTGTCACCAGTCGGTCTTACTGAAAATCTTGAGCTGATCCAGTATAGACAAGCCCTTGAGGAAGTTGGTAAAAACTCGATTATTGTCAATCTTCGAGTATTAGCAAAGTCATCAAAATATTTTGAATTGGCAATAAATGAGGTTAAGCAGATGGACCACCTCAAGAGAATTGAAGATATGTATTTCGATGTCCTCAAGAGATGGAGAATGGAGTTGTATACATTTGAAAATGTGCTGGTAAAACAGTACATCAATGAACGTCTCCAGAGATTAGCTGTCAAGACTTTCACCGATCTTGATAAGCTGATGATAATCAGTTTATGGAGGACAATGTAATGGACATCTTCACAATAGGAAAAAAGGTTTTGGCCACAACCGGTTGTGGCCTTAACTCTGTCACAAATATAAGAATGAATAAGAAATATCGTTCAGTCTCACTGGAGACTGACGATGGTTTCTTGATTGTATGTTGGAATTATTTTCATCCAGAACAGTGCACAGATATCTTTAATCTGGATGATAGAAAAGAGATAGTGAGAAAATATCACATGAGAGGATTCCAGCAGAGCAAAATCGCGTGGGTTCTTGATATATCTCAGGGAACAGTTAGTCGATTAATAAAGGAGGTAGAAAATGAGCAGGGGAGCTCAGATAAAAAAGGAAGATCTTGATCTCTTCTACTTCTACTTTTCGGATGATAATCTCAATTCAAAAGCAGTTAGTAAACGACTCAAGGAGATACTGAAATTGAGATTTATCGAAAGGATGACTTATGTTCAAATCGGGAAAGAAATGGGTTTATCCGAGGTAAAAGTTAGATCAGAAATAAGATTATTTAAGCGGAAAGCTATGATTGCGAAATGGTATTCTGCAAAGAAAAGAGGAGAAAAACTATGATACAAATTAAAGCAAATCCAGTCTATCGTCTCAAATATAGCATACCATATTATCAGTGGTCTGATGATAGATATGACATTGATGTTGACATCGATGTATTTGATCCTACACAGTACGTGATGTATACATATTACAATTTTACTGTGAAAACGGTAATATGTTTATTTGTAAATATACAGTATGTCGCATCAGAAAAATTCCAAAAGTTTTCAAAACTTTCCGTCGAGCTTATTCCAGATACCTTTAGTCATATGGAAGATTTTATGAGTCATCCAGATGGAGAAATATTTTACGATATGTTTGAAGCATATGATCATATCATCCAGATGCTTCAGGTATTCGATAAAGCCATTATAATGACACATCAAGAATACAATTCTAAAGAACTTGTAAGAGTTAATCTCAAGGATAATAGAGATCCAATTAGGAATAATCTGTTGCTCGCATATACCTCTAGAGGAGCAATAATGAAAAATAAGGCACCATTTATGCATCGTCGTTATCTCCCATATGAGATACACATATGCCATAAATTTGATCGTAAGCAAGATATATCCAATTATGCATGTGCGTTCACAGACAAATATGATGAGCTTCCAACGATTAAGATTCATATGAACTTATTCAAAGGAGATGCGCGAAGTGAATTCTACTGTGTTCCATATGAGAATTCTCATAAAGAAAAAGACTACGTGCTGGTGTGGTACCCTAAGTCGTACTGCTATAACAATCATGGAGGGGTTGAAATATTCCCACGCATAAAGTTAAATGGCTCGGACTGGATAGTGAGATATGGATCACCTTTCCCAAAGAAAGTGAAAACTATCAAAACACCATTGCAGTGGCAGGGTAGATACAGATACATTCTGGAGAATACCAATGTTACTGAGTTAAAAAATGTAATCATTTCCCCATGTGGCTATTTCATGGGAAAAATAGATTATCTAGATTTAATGCATTTATGCATTTCAGATCAAATGACTAGAGAAATTAAGAAAAATTCGGAGGATAAATGATATGATTAAAGATATCGGTAAACCAGGAAGAAGATTCCCAGAAGATCAGTCAGACGCTGAATACGTAATCGGTGTCCTCGGATTCATCCGAAAATGGGAAGATGTTGAAGAAAATAATGTATTCAAAATATCATACCATGATGATGTGATAAATAGAATAGAATTCCAGCGAGTTATCAGAACTAGAAAGCACGATTACAAAATAATCGGTCACTTCCAGGGTGCTGATCAAACACATCCTGGTTGTGAATTAGAGTTTAGATGGCTCAGAAAGCATAGAGACGAAGTTGAATCATGCTTCATTATGTTTAATGAGTATAGAATAAAATTCGATGATAATGAAAATCTAATGCTTGTTCGTAATAAGATCATGAGTCCATCGGAAGTTGGAAATCCGACAAGTTTGTGCTTTTTAAATGAAGCTACCGTTGAGGATTTTAATAGAGGACTTAGAGGCATCAGATTCTTTATTGAATCCATTGAAAGTAGAATATTTGAGATATCAACACATAAATATGTCTCACTTAAGACTGAGCATTTCGCCGATCTTAATACTAGAGGTGTGTATGATATTTTTAAAGCTGAAGTATATGAACAAGATTTGTTCAGAACATTAATGGCTTGGCAGACTATGTATAGAACAAAAACTGGTGAAAATGTCGACATATTCGAAGCTGCTGACATCAACAAAAAGTTGTTAGCTGAAGAGCTGACACACGAAAAGGAACAGCCAACATTCAAAATCTATAAAGATGATAAATCGAAGCTCCTCAGTCTCATGATTAGGGCTGGCGGTTGCATTACTTATAGAGCTGATCGTCCTTACAAAGGCACTGAAAGGGTCTATTCATATTATAGACTAATTGAAGAAAGCCATGAAAAGACCAATGTGGTCACATTGACTTTAATAAAGGAAAATGATCAAAGCCATTTATTAACCGACTTAGTCCAGTTCATATTCGTCTTTGATAAAGAAAATAATCTGCTTAAGAGTGAAGAAGATGAATATAATGGAGTAATCACGATCAAGACAAGCTTAAGCGCTAATCATTCAACATCATTGAAAGATTTTGCAGATGATCAATATTATCATGATCTGATAGAAAGGGTCACAAAATACATTGATGAGTCGGGAGTTAAATACAGATTCTTCAGAACATCATCAGATTTAATCTGGGATGATCTTCTTAAGGAATCATGCTGGGGAGCTTACCCAACAAAACCATCACGGAGATTATTCGGATGGACATAAAAATGACAAACGATTTCGATTATCTGGTTGGCAAAATCATGAGCATTTGTAGCAAACTGCCAGCTGGAAAATACTCATTTTATGTTACTCCTGATCGGAAAAATATGGCTTCTAAGTTCTTCATAAAACATTATTTCAATGAAAAGGATTATGATGATAAATTTCTCAGATCCCATAATGATATTGAAATATATTATGGGAAATACATAGCCGAGTCAGAAATAATCAGAAGTGATATAAAATATATAACTGGAGATGAGAATCTTCGTATTTATAAAAACACGATGTATATCCTTATTTGGGAAACAGATGACTGGGCTTCCGGTATCTGTTATCCCGTTGCATGTTTAATGTTAAGATTCAATAACCGAGGTATGATTACCTCGGTTAAAAGAATCAATTCGGAATTATCAGATGATCGACCATTATTGGATTACATGAATTCTCGAGCAGTTATAACAGATGAAACTGCACAGGAAACTATATCTTGTGTATGGGATATGATGTATAGAATGTATGATAGATACATGTCAATTGTAAAAGATAATGGTCAAATATACTATGCTCGGTATAGATGCAAAAAGGAGAAAAAAGAATGATAGAAACAGCTCACGGTCATGTGGTTTTTATGTCTGACGGGAGTGCAATTGCTACCAGCCCGATGGTAGCTGATGATATAGTTAATACATTGATAACGTTAATAAATGCTATATCAAAAGACTTGTCTGATCTCACCGGTATTCCTCAGGAGAATCTTCTTGAAGACTATTATGAAGAATGCGAGATAGATCTTATGCATGCCGCATTTAATGCGGTATTACGCAAACATGGACATGAAGTGATGAAAACACCAACAAGAATTATCATAGAAGAAAAACTAAAGGAGGAAAAGGAAAATGTTAGAACTGCAGAAATTTCTGAATGAACATCCTAATGATTATGAGGAAATCCTTACTCAGAAGCCTTATTGCTTAAAAATTAAGCATAAGGATACAAGAGTATTATTCAAGTACGATCAGGTGGAAAGTGATTTTCACGAACCGATCGTATGTGAATCACGAGGAATTATCCTCGAAGAGGGAACTTGGAAGGTTCTTAGATTAGCATTCTACAAATTCTTCAACCAGGGAGAATCCCTTGCAGCAGATATCGATTGGGATTCTGCATCAGCAAATGAGAAGATCGATGGTTCACTAATGTCTGTTTACTGGTATGATGGCCAGTGGAGACTGGCATCAAATGGTACCATTGATGCTTACGATGCAAATGTAAACGTTTTTGATGCAGATGGTAATTTGACAACTGAAAAGATTTCATTCGGTGAGATCTTTGAGTCAATATTACCTTTATCATCATTTGACAAATATGGAGTACATAAGACAATGTGCTACACATTTGAACTTGTATCGCCAAAAACTACGGTGATAATCAAATATGATGAACCAGGTCTTTACTTATTATCAGCTAGAGATATGCCAACCTTACAGGAAGTCAGAAATCCTGAGACATATCTTCCGCAGAATCTGATGAAAGATTTCGATATTAAGCTCCCACAGAAATTCGACACATCAGGTTTCGACTCTTTCAAGAAAATCGTCGAAGAAATGGACGGCGATGATCATGAAGGCATCGTTGTATTTGACAAGAACTTCAATAGAGTGAAGATGAAAACAGTTGAATATTTGACAAGGCATTACTATAAGGGTGCTGGTATCAACCTCGACAGGTTAGCTGAGGTTGTAGCTTCAAATGAGGATGGTGAATTTCTCTCATACTTCCCAGAACATACTAATGGAGTTATGAAGCTTCATAAGTATGTTGATAAACTGAAGGAATTTGCTGAAAGATGCGACGGAGATCTCAATGTTTTCGATGTGGATCTTTTCGGAATGAAAAGTATCTTAGACCCGAAAGAACGCAGAAAGTTCTTCGCTGCATGGGTAATGAAAAACTTTGGTAATGACCCATATAAGAAAGGCTTGTTGTTTAAGGGATACGATAAGAAGGCATATGAAACTGTAGAAGGATGGAGTCAGGGTAAATGGATTGATTTCATGAAATATGCAGTTGAGCACCCAGAGGAGTGGGGTAACTGATATGACAGGTAATCAGTTATTTGACAGGACGGTTTACACTCTTTGCAAAAGACAAAGAGATTTCCATCTGGAAAAAGATTATCCGATGGATGAAGAATGTACTGAGGGATATACTATCATTATCCCTCAGATATTATTCGAAAAGAAGCACATCGAAATGTTGGATAAGGAATGCGTTGCAATGCATCTGAAGATGAGGGTAAAATATACTAACCCACTGAATCATATTCCTATGGAAATAACATTCTATGCTGGGGAATATGAAACACCAATTATTATGTATAGATTAAACTTCAATATCACTAACATCTATGGTATTAGCAGAGTATTGACAGACGATACATATTTGGTGAGTGTTGTCAAAAAGATAATACTTCCAATGTTCAAATCATTCAGTAGAGCTATTTGCATCAAGCTTTTAGAGAGGATGGAATAAATGGAAATGAAACTGGTTTCAATGTCGGTTTTGAATGACAAAGAACAAAAGTTTTTGGAACAGATAATGCGTCGCATTATATCCAATCTTGAAACCTCTCGATTGGAATGTAATGTCTATACATTACGTGCTAATTTTAATAAAGCCAAACAGGAAGCCTGTAAGGCAATAAATAAAATGAAAAAATCGATAAAATATTCGAAGAATTACAAAATGGCACTGAATGATTGTAGAAATGCCATTAAAAGAATGGATATAATAACCAAGATGTCCATTAAAGATGAATCAAAGGCAAATGCATTATTGACCGCCGGGTGGATGCTTTTTAAAGAAGAATACCCGGAACATATAATCGAAGCAACCCGATGTGTCTATGAGTTGGACATGTCGGGAATTGCTTTATATGATTATATTATAAATTCACTGAATGATGAAGAATATTTCGATTTTGAAGTAATCAAAAAAGAAATTGAGGAATTAGGAATAATGAAAGGATGGCGTTGATCATGTTATCGATCGTACCATTTAATGAGAACGAAAAGGAAAGAATGAACAATCTTCTTGATGCTGTAATCACCAGACTGAATGATGGCATCAGCTTAGTCCTAGATGAAGAAGAAGTTAATGTATCTAAGAAAACGGGAATCGATTGCATTAATAATTTGATAAACGAATCTAATCCAAAAGATATAAAAAGATTGGTAGAATTAGCCAATTCTTTAGAGTATTTAGAAAAATACTTTGAAAAATCTGCAGATATTCTGAAGATCTATGAAGAGAGAGAACGAGATAATATTCTTAAGTCGGCTGAATGGATTCAGAAACATCAAAAATGCCCAGTGCATGTATCACTGAGACTGTATCAGCTGGATCCAAATCTCCCGGAATTAGTATATTATGTGGAGATGGTTCGTGCTTTAGCAGAAGAATGCACGACATTATCTGATCTGGCGGATTATGAGTATACCAGTACATCCGGAGTTGAATTAACCGGTTTAGCGAAATTTAAAGCTCGCGGTAAAAATGGATTAGCAAGAACTGTACTGCCATATGTATTAGCGGCAGAACACAGAGAGTTCATTCCATGGGGCACCGTGGTCTTTAAAGACCCAAACCAGGCTATATACTATTTGGGCAAAGATACTGATGATGCGATAAAAATTAAGCGAACAGACAGTTATCTGTTTATTTCGATCTTCAAAGACATTCCAAATCAGAATCTTGATGAATTAGGTTCACACTTAGTAGGTTGGGCAAAATTCTCATTTAATGATGAAGGAAATTTATATTTTGAGGATGAGCCGGATGATAAAATCAACCTTGAATGTTGGCAGATCATCAAGCAGCATCCAAGTTTATATAATATCTTTAAGGTATGCTACATGTTATTAGGTGAACAGATCGAGAACGAGGAAGAAAATAATGAGTGAAAAGAGAAGAGTATTTGCAAAATACGGCACGCTGATGATTGATATGACTCATCAGCAGTGCTGGTTTCTAAAAGGTGAGTGCACACCTATTGATGAATATGATTATCCGGAAATCACCATTGATGATATGCCGATAAAGTATATCAATTTTGGAATACCATATTCAGACAATATAGTGTCATTCCATGATCCATATGCGGATCAATCAGTGGATATAAATGAAAGACCGCGTATTGAAGTATGGTATGATGATTTCTCCGTGGTTATACATAATGATCCAGGTAATCAGAGAACATATATGGATTTCCGAAACGTTGAACTATTAACCCCATTTGATTTTGAAACAAAACGTTTCATTACATGGGAAGAGTATGACAGAAAACGGCAAGAGAAGTTGGACAAGGAAAAGCATATGTGTGATTTTGACCAGATTTATCAAATGATTCATAAATTTGGATTAACAAAATCCGGAAAGAATATGCCAAACCCAGCGTTCATCAGAAATGAAGAGGGCTTTGAAACAATTGATTTCCGATTCTTAGTCAGATGGCATACGCTGAAACCGGGAACGCAAGTACCAGATACATGGGGTGTTTACGAGGATCTGAAAGTGTTTATATTCTCCGATGAATCCAGAATGAATATATGGATTCTAAGGAATGGGAAATATATCAAAGATCAACGAATGTATCGTTGGTTTGTGGATTTCGGTAAAGACGGAAATATTACTAATGTATCAGAATCATTGGTACTTAATTTTGCCGATGATTTAGAACCAGACCGTCCATGTGATCAGTTAATAAAGCTCATTAGAAAGTTATACAACGATCGTAATGATGGAAAAATATATCTATCATTGAGGAGGAATAAAAATGGTTGATCCAATGCCACCAAGAATTGGTGATTTGAATCTGATACATACAAAGCACGGTACATTAGGTATAAACTCGATAAAGAACCCAGAAATATTTCCGGGTGGATTTGGTACCGATATACGTTTAGTTCAGTACATATTGAATACCGAATTGCCAAAGTTGGAAAAATGGCATGAGTTTGATGAACACCACGTTGTGTTCAAATTCAAAGTACCAGGCAGAGATCCAAAAACAAGATTTGGATTAGACGTTGAATTCGATCGACATTTGAAGTTGACGTTGTTGTATAATTTGTATGATGAAACATTCACCGGTACATCAGCAGGCATGTTATTCGTACCATTTTATGACAATAATCAAAATATCAATTTCAGTGAGGTTGAAGAGACATTAACAGCCGATTCATACTTTGTTATCACAGCCAGCGAAGCAGTTGAAAACATTTTCAGAATGGTATTTTATCTCATACGAATGAGAGAAATAATCATCCGTCAACAAATAGGTGTAAGAGGAGAGATATTATGACAAATCAATCATATCCAAGAATGAGCTTGCTTGATATGAAGCATGCATCATTGAATAAATCCATAAACATTGATCATATGTTAATATTATCAATCATCATAGCAGCAGCACAGGTAATGCACCAGATCGATGTCAGTGGAGTGTATGATTTTGATGAAAAGTACGTACTCGATCTACATGATACAGACCCAACCAAAGTAAATATAACCATTTATGAAAAGGAAAAAGAAAATGGTTGGATTGATGATGGTTGGAAAGAGCTGGGACATTTGTTCATTCCATTGGATGAAAATGGCATCATCCAGATGAATGTGTTCGATCCACATTCAATGAAGCAGATATTACCAGAAGGCACACCTTCCATCGATGATACAATCGGTCCTGATGCATTCTGGGCAATATCCCATAACGATATTGTTTTAAATATGTTCACAATGATTTATTACATCATTGATATCCGTGCCAAGACAATTCTTGATGATTACAAAGTCCACAAAGATTTATCCGATTTTGCGAAACAGTTAGCGGAACAAGCAGATATCAAGCACCATATCGACAAGACCATCAATCGTATACCGAGGGAAAGTGAAAAGGATATTAAACCATCCCGTCCGCTTGTAGTTGGTGCAACCCGCGGAGCAGCGATTCAGATGGCAGATTTCGTGAATGATGTCGAAGAACAGCAGAGGGAGAATACCAATGAGTAGTACAAAGAGATTGTTCTGTAAGTTTGAAGAGGTCATAATCAACCTCTCGACAAGTGTAGCCCAATTCATTGGTCCGCATGGCCATACGGAAACATATAATATACCAAAAGAGTCATTCTCATTATCCAACATTCATGACATCAAAGTCCGTACAGATACCGATGGTAAACCATCTCTCACGTTCATCAACAACCTCGTTGCGGTGACGTGTGAGTTCACAACATTCAACAGTTACTTCAATCTCATCGGCCCACCACAGGATGATATCATCTACTTCTATGATGTATCTCTTTATACACCAATGATGGATAATCTATTCAGCCGGTGGGAAATGTATGATAAATACAAACATAAAGATGATTTCTCCATCATATTAAGAAAGTATGAAGATATCATTAATAATGTTAATAACATCACCAATTATCTTAAACACGAGGAACGTATAGAGTTTAATGAGTTCGATTCACATGTTTGCGAAGACCGCTTCTTAGTGGTCGACGACAAGCGTCGTAATGGCGGTCCAAACATTAAGACTTATGAAGATTTAAAGATAATATTTGCGGATGATCATACCTTCATACGTATCATCATCACCAAGTCAGGTGAAGTCCGCAAGTGGAATGTTTATTCTTTAGAGTTATCCTTCGATAAGTATGGTACCTTCATCGACGCGGATGAGAATCAACCACCAGACTTCTTAGAAACTCTAAGACAGCCTCATGATTTTATATCGTTCATCCATGCTTATTATATCGATAAGGAGGATGATTAATTTCCCTCCACTTCCCACCCCAATTACGGGGTGGGATTTCTTTTCTAATTAATATATAATATATACCAGGAGTTTCGTTCGTTAAGAACTACTCCTGGTATATATTATATATTAACGCGAATCTCCACTGCGTTGCGATTCGCGTTAATGCAGAACATCAAATATATAGATACAGGGTTTTTACTCCCTGTATCTATATATTTAACGCAGATCTCATCCCAGATTCGATCTGCGTTTATTTTGAAATTCTATATGTATATTATTAATGTGCATATTAAGGAGGTATAAATTATGACTAATAATGAAGCAAAAGAAAAATATGAATATTATAAAAAGAAACATAATATGTTTAAAAAATATAGAACATATTATATTTTAGAAAAACTATTATCCCCGGGGAATATAGTCAATATACAAATTCATATAGAAACAATGGATAAATTTTTCGACAGTAAATATGAAGATGATCCATTTAGACAGATCCCCACAATAAATGAATTTATTTATAAATTCATTGAGACTGTTGACCAGCAGGTAAAATCCAAAACCGGTAAACAATTAATACATGATTATTATGTCAGGTATTACTTTTCTAGTCCGGCGGTAAAAGCCGCAATTGATAAAATTACTCGGCTTGAAAAAGAACTAAAAGAAGCCAAGCTAGAATTAAAAGAGCTTAAAGCATTAACTAAAGGAGAGAATACTAATGAAGATAATTAAATATGGCAAAGGAATGAAACTCAAGAAAGGATATCTCACTGAGTGTGGCTGTTGTCATACTATCTTCATGGCGGCTCCGACTGATGTTGAATTTCTGTGGAGGAATGATGATCCTGTAGAATTCCCTACACCAACATACAGAACATACTGTCCTGTGTGTGGAGATACACGAATATATCAGATTAAGGATGACAAAAAGAAAAGAAAGTTGCATATCAATGATATGTTGGTGGTAACGATATCCACGGTTATCATCACATTGTTATGTGAAGTTTTACCAGGCATGACTGGTAGTACCATTAGAATATTATTAAACGCTTTAGTTATAATATTACTGGTAGTAATATTAATAGCACATGATGATTAAGGGGTGATAAAAATGCTCTGGGTATATGGGCTTATAGCCTTTATAATATGATTACATTCAAAAGATTAAAATGGATAAATCAATTGATAAGATGAAAGGAAAGATTATTATGACAAAGAATAATGCAGTAATAGTAAAGAGAGACACAAGTGGAAAAAACCGATTCATCAACATCAAGAAAGCAAAAGAAGGATGGGGAATTCCAGCTATTTTATGGAACTATGAAATTGAACCACACCCAGATGACATAATCAATCAATATGGAATAACGGAATATGAAGGTTTATATGAATGCAAAACCGGTACAGTAATAGTTAGTAAAAATGAACTTATAAGAGCCATAGACAACAGCTTACATTGGCCTTATATCAGAATCAATGATGGCTTCAGCAGCAGATCTAAATATAGCTTAGTTGATTCTAATGATAAAGCAGTGTATGCTGCAGTAAGCAGTAATAATTTCGAAGCTCTCCCGGACACTCTTTATCGAGTAACGTTCTGGTATGCTGGGTTAGATGAAAATGATGAATGGTGTGCTCCGGAATTTCGCGTGGATATCGTGGATATAATCAAATAAACAGAACAAAAGAAACGCAATATATTAGCAAAGGACCACCCGCACGGGTGGTCCAATGCATTTATAATTTTTTATATCTCATCATCTGGGATGATTACAATTTTTTTATCCAATAATTCACGCGACTTGATAATTCGTTGGTTGGTAGATCCTCGGAATTTCAATCTTAGGTCTTTTTTATCTTTTTCATATCTTCCTTCGACGATTACGTCTGCAAGATAAAGTATTTCGTGTAACGCACGAACGTGATCAGATAAAGTTAATCGATGTTTGGTGTCATTTTCAGAGAGTAATGCCAATAACTCTTCAGCAGTATATCCTGTCCAGATCCAAATTGATCTGTCTTCACGGTAGAATTTAAGTCGTATTAAACGACATATATCCAGAACCATTTCAACATTTCTTGGGTGTAATGGTTCACCACCAAGAATGCTTAACCCAGAAATATGTTCCTTACAGATAGCATCCATGATTTTTGTTTCACTGGATAAACTATATTTTTCCCCGTAATTGAAGTCCCATGCTTCTTTATTATGGCATTCTGGACAATAAAATTCACATCCAGAAACATATACTGCTACTCTGACACCTGGACCATCCGCAACATCATGAGTCCTGATTTGGCATATATTCAATTAAATTCCCCCTTTTATCATATTAATCGTCTTCAGTTAAACTCCTATCTGGAGAATTCCTGTTGACTGCGTAGTTACTTGCCCATTTTAGATTATCCGCGGAATTATTCATTTTATCGCGATCTAAATGAGTCAAGCATCTGTAATGTCGTGGGTTTGGTACAAACTCATTACCCACTAACTGATGAATGAATCTGCTCTTTATACCGGATTCAGATTTCATATTGACTGCTTTATACCCATCATTTAAACGTGTTTTTACTTCATGAAGATCCTCTTCTGGAGTATAATCTGGGGTAAATTGTCTACATGAATCAGGTATATCAGTCAATAATCTTCCTTTGGATGTTATAAAGTATCCAGTGAATCCTTGTACTGGTTTTATTTCTTCATCATCTTCAAGTTGCATATTTATCAAACCTCCTTAATACCATGAATATATTGGAGTTCCATCTAATGTATACTTAGATGATGTAGTATTCATTTCATATTGTTTTGATTTAGTAAACCACCATCCAGCATAATTGAATGGTAGAAATGAATTCGTTGTTGCATAATATGAAGATAACATTATTTTCTCCTATTATAAGTGTAATACTCTCTGTTTAATTTCTTTCGTTTTACCAACATTCCAGAAATTAGCTCCTAGGTATCCACATGTACGACGGGTAACTGTTAGGAAGTTTTTGTCTTTGTTACCACACTGAGGACAATACCATTCATTGTTATCATCTAATAGTATTTCCCCATCGAATCCACACTTGTGACAGTAATCTGACTTTGTGTTGAATTCTGCATACTGAATGTTGTCGTAAATAAATTTTACTACAGTTCTCATAGCTTCTTTGTTGTGAGACATATTTGGTACTTCGATGTATGAAATAGCTCCACCGGATGATATCTGCTGGAACTGTGATTCAAACTTAAGCTTTTCAAAAGCATCGATATGTTCACGAACATCAACATGATATGAGTTAGTATAATAACCCTTGTCTGTGATATCTGGAATGCTTCCGAATTTCTTTTTATCGATTTCAGCGAAGCGGTAGCATAGAGATTCTGCAGGAGTTCCGTATAAACCGAACCCTAATCCTGTTTCCTTCTTCCATCTGTCTGTTGTTTCTCTGAGATGGTGCATTACTCTTAATGCAAATTCTGTTCCTTCTGGATCAGTATGTGATACTCCTGTCATGATCTTGGTTGTTTCGTAAATACCGATGTAACCAAGTGAGATAGTTGAATATCCATCATGGAGAAGTTTATCAATCTTTTCTCCCTTATTTAATCTGGCGATACCGCCATATTGCCAATGAATTGGAGATATATCTGAAGGAGTTCCTTCAAGAGCTTTATGTCTGCACATTAATGCTTCAAAGCAAAGTTCAAGACGTTCATCCAGTAATCTCCAGAAAGTCTTTTCTGATTTTTCTGATAATAATGCAATTTGAGGTAAATTGAGTGATACTACACCCTGATTGAATCTACCTTCAAACTTTGGAATACCATTCTCATCCTTCCAAATTGATAAGAATGATCTGCACGTGTTCTTCCTATGTCACCATAGGCACTGACTATATCTTCTTTCTTATTATATAATAAGAGTAGCCTTCCGCTTCGGTTCTCAGATGCTTGGTTTCCTTAACACATCGACAGTGCTCAATTCCTGTCCCTACTCCCATACATTCATCAGGGATAGTCGATACACCTTTCCTTTCGGACTTGGCACGGTCTCAACTACAATGGCTTCCACCCCAAAGAGTCCTAACCGTTAGCAACAACTTTTAATTGTTACACCCACGAGCAATGGTTCAAAAGGTTTTACATGATGCTACATTTACACTTACCCATGCAACTGAACACGTTACCTTCATAATTCTCACGCATCTTCTTTGCGGAGATATAATCTGGATACATTCTCTTGATTGAACAAGAGATTGCCGTTTCAGTTATATAATCATATTTTCCACCGGAAAGATTATTATGTTCATCCAGAACATAAATAAGTTTTGGAAATGCCGGTGTTACGTATACATCTGATTCATTCTTGATACCTTGAATTCTTTGAACGAGTATTTCCTGGATAATCATTGCTGTTTCTTCAAGATATTCATCTTCTGGATCAAGATGCAAGAATAATGTAACGAATGGAGCTTGACCATTTGTTGTCATTAATGTATTAATCTGATACTGGATTGTCTGAACACCTGCTTGGAGTTCATCATGTAATCTAATATCAACGATATCATCAAACTTTTGTTTTTCTTTTGGATCATCCATATTAAATAATGGACTTAATTCTCTTTCGTATTTTTCTTTTGATTTACGGAGATACTTGCCAAGATGCTTTACATTAACAGACTGACCACCATACTGGTTTGATGCAATAGCTGCGATAATCTGTGTTGTTACTGTACATGCAACCTGAAATGTTTTTGGTGAATCGATCTTCTTTCCATTCATTACTGTACCATTATCCAACATATCTCCGATATTGATGAGACAACAGTTGAAGATCGGCTGTACAAAGTAATCAAGATCATGGAAATGAAGTATACCCTCTTTATGAGCCTTTACGATTCTCTCAGGAAGTAATAAACGTGTTGATATATCACGTGATACTTCACCCGCGATGTAATCACGCTGTGTTGATGCGAGCATCGTATTCTTATTGGAGTTTTCTTCCATGAGTTCTTTGTTTTCATTTTTTACCAACTGAAGAATGATTTCATCTGTTGTATTCTTTTTACGAGCAAGAGCACGATGAGCACGATATGTCATGTACTCTTTTGCCAAAGGATACTTGTTGCGACGTACAAGTTCACGTTCAATTTCATCCTGAATGAATTCAACTGTGACCGTCGTTGTTGCTGATGTTTTTTCATAGATCTGTACGATGAATGCAACGATGTCGTCGAGTTCTTGGATTGTGAGCTTGTCATTGCGGTGTTTCATCTTGTTATTTGCTTTGGTAATTGCATTTTTTATCTTAGATTCATCGAAAGAAACGATATCCCCATTTCTCTTCTGTATAACGTTTTTGAGCTTCTCATCATTCATATATGAAGCTCCATAAGCTAGGTTTTTCATTGTTTTTAGTACCCCTTTTTTACTGGATTTATTAACCAGAAATTCTGGTTAATAGTTGGTGATTTGCATCGGTTTCTCTTGTGTAAAAATGCTTGTGTACTTTTATTTATACAATGAACGCTTCATTAAACTTAATAGAAAGGAGTCTTATCTATGGCTGCTAGAGATAATACAATCCCAGTTACTTTTGAACTCCCTGATGGTGATACAGTCGACCTCATCACATGGGATTTCGTTTTAAAGAAGCTGGAAGAAGAAATGGCTGAAACATTAGCCTATCTGTCAGACAATAATGATCAGCTTACACGAATCGAGAACCGAATTGATGAGTGGTTAGCTGAACAAGAAGGATCTTAATGAAAGAGGTGATATAAATGAATGTGTTTACAGCATTACTTACGATTATTCGTAATCAAAATACATTATTAAAGAACATTGCAGAAAAATTAGAGCAGCTTGAGATCGGTGCTGGTGGAGCGGGAAATGCTTCGATAGCTGACTATGAATCTGGTAAAACATACAAGAGAAATACTTTGTTGGTTGATCCTGGTTCAGAAACAGTTTATCGAGTTTTACCATCTCAGTATATCTCAGTAACAGTTGAAGATGATAAACGTAATGGTGATTTGAAACTTGTCGGATTCGAATCTGAAATTGTTACCTTCGACCACAACCCAACTCAGCGTGAAATCAATGCACTTCCAGACGATTCATTCGTTGTTGTATACTCACCTACTGATGTACCTTATGTACCAGATCAAGATTGAGGTGATATATAATGGGAAGAACAATATATGCTTATGATGACAGATACTGGGTAGCTGATCAAACATTCACATATACTGGAGAAGCCCGTGAATTTACACTTGAACCTGGTGAATATTTATTTATTTGCAATGGTGGTGCGGGTGGTGGTACCGATCCTGCAACTTGTTGGGGATACGGTGGTACTACATATGGTATATTTGAAACTGATCAAACAGAAACTATGTATGCTGTTGTCGGTGGCAACGGTGATGATTACATTGCCGGTGATGATACATTGAAACGCGGAGGTTTCAATGGTGGTGGTAACGGTGGTGTTACAACTACTGGAAATGATGCAGGTGGTGGCGGAGGAGGAGCGAGTGATATCCGTTTAACAATGGATACAACTCCAGTTCCACCAGTATATCACAGTGGTATTCCTGCTGAATATGAAGAGCAAGAATGTTTATGGACAAAATATGAAGAAACAGGATTTGTTAATACTGGATATAAATTAAATCCAAATTCTCATGTTGAAATTGTCATGTACATTCATGGTGCTAGTATTGAAAGCAGCAGAACAAATTCATGGCAAATTCCATTTGGTGCACGTCGTAGCAGTGGTAATGCTGATGAATTTTATTTCTCATATAAATGTAGTGATGCTCATAAAGTGTGTATAAAGACATCTGGTCATAATGTATATTTTCCAGATAATGGTCCAATCCTTACTACTGATCGTAAGATGACAATTACAATTGATGCACCAACACAAATAGTATCATGGACTGATGGAGAAATAACTCAATCATTGACAATGCAAGATCCAATGCCAACGAGTAACTATCCAATGTATTTATTTGCTGATAATAATGGTAGTTCAGCTGGTACAGGTAGTGGACAAGACTATTGTTGGGGTTTACAAATATATTCATGTAAAATATATGAAAATGATGTTTTGTTGCATGATCTTGTTCCAGTTAAAGTTGCAGGAGCTGGAGAATGGGATGAAGGAGCATACGGAATGTATGACATCATTGATCAAGCATATCATCCTGGTGTTGGATCAGCTTCAGGTCACCGTATTCATGGTAAAGCATTCGATATCCCAACCAGAACATTATTATCCAGAATCATCGTAGCCGGTGGCGGTGGCGGTATGGCTAAGCAGTATGCATATGGTAATATAAAACCATCATATGGTGGTGGATTGGTTGCTGGTTATACACAAACATCTGCCGGTGCATTTTATTCACATACAGACCGTCGTCCAGCCCGTCAAGATGAAGGTTATGCATTTGGTCGAGGTGAAGATGGTTACACAAGAACAATGACTCCATCATATGGTGCCGAAGGTGCCGGCGGTGGTGGAGGAGGTTGGTATGGTGGTTATTCCGAAGCTCAATTCAATTTTGAAAAATCATCAATAAATGGTGCTGGCGGTTCATCATACGTTTTAACTGCAGATTCATACAAACCACATGGTTATATCCCGACATCTCATTACTATTTAAATAAAACTGCTGTTGTTCCTTGTCAAACAACAGTTGGTAGTATTTTAATATGTAAACAAACAAATATAAATGTTGATGATACTATAATAGTACCATTGACTGGTAATGCTACTGCTTTACCATTGTACCCCGGTGTTTATGATATGAAATGTTGGGGTGGTGAAGGTGGTATGTTTTTATCAACTGGAACACGATACGAAGGTGGTTATTCTGAAGCACGTTTAACGATAGATGACAAGAAAACTGTGTATGGTGTTGTTGGTGGTTCTGGTTTATTCCAAGACAACCATTCTTCAGAAAACAGACCATTTGGTTACTGGAATAATCAATGTGCATACAATGGTGGTGGTTTAGCTGAGATAAATCGTACTCCTTCAGCTGGCATGTTTACAATGATGCCATTTGCTGGTGGTGGTGCAACAGATATCCGTTTAACGATGGATGATTCTCCAGCTGCACCAATAATGCCAGATCCAGATCGTAGACAAGATATTCCTTCAGGATATACTCAACTCAAAGCATTATCTTCATCATCAGCATATTTTGATCCTGGATATATTATTCAGAATACAACAGAATTACATGTTGATTGTAGTATCATTGCTAGTAGTTATCCTAACTATCCTGTATTGTTTGGTGTTCAAAATGATGGATCTGCAGGTTTTGCATTCTTTCCACATGTCATTGGCAGGGCAGCACATTGGCAGTTAAATGACCAGTATTCTGGAATAGCGGAAGCAAATGGTACCAAATCACTTCCACTAAGTACCAGACTTACTATCGATACTGGTTTAACCACATTAACATGGGCTTCTGATACTGATGGCGAAAGCATGACTATTTCAAATAGTAATACAATTCATGCAACAAATAGAAGTATTTCATTTGGCGCAGATCATAGTGGTAATGGATATGATGCAGTGTTACCAACTGAATGGTATAATATTCGAATTTCTGAATCAGGAACTACCGTTCATGATTTTGTTCCAGTTATACGTGATTCAGATGATACTGCTGGTTTCTTGGATATCACAACTAATACATTCTATACATGGAATAATACTCGAGTTCCATTACAAGATTCTGATGCAGGTCCGACAAAATCAATGATGTCAAGAATTCTTGTTGCCGGCGGTGCTGGTGGACAAGGTTATTCATCAGGTATGCCTGGTAAGGGTGGTGGTACTACTGGCGGAAGTATTTCTGGCGGTAATGGTACTAATGCCGGTCCAGGTACACAAACAAGTTCACCACAAAGTGCATCATATCCAGATATCAGTGGTGGATTTGGTTACGGTGGTAAAGGATTCCTCACTAGCGGAGGCCGCGGAGGCGGTGGTGGTGGAGGATGGTTCGGCGGTTCCGGTACTTATCCAAATGGATCATCAGATAATGATAAAGGTGGTGCCGGAGGTTCTGGTTACATCTTAACTGCGGATTCATATAAACCTGAACACTACATCCCGGGTGAAGAATGGTATCTCACAAATGGAGTTACAACTTTAGGTGGTAATACACTTAATCCAAACGTAACAAAGATCGAGATTCATGTTGTGCAAGCATTATTATCGAAACTTATTATTCATGATTCATCGGGATACAAAACATTTGATGAAGATGAAAATCGTTGGACTGTATTCACCTCAGGAGAAATAACTCCAGAAGATATTGAAGAATATGGAGTTTACAAGATAACTAGTCTTGTTGGTGTTCTTGATAAATTCAATATTATTGCAAATGATCCAGATGATGATATCGGTACAGCTTCTGTGAAATATTTCCCGAACAAACAAACATTAACTGTTTTGGTACCAAACCATCTCCGTTTAAATCGTGAAGCAATCGATGCTATTTATGATGATACAATTTATGATTTAACCACTCATACGAGTAAATATGATAATGAATATAATGCATATCATATTACAGTTGATAAACTTTCAGATGTAGAATCTGATTTTAAATTATATTCAATTCAATTATTCTCTAACTAAAATGGAGGTGAAGTATAATGAGTTTGAATTTGTTATCAACATCTCCGGATGGAACATCTCGTTTTAGTAAAAAATATGTTAATAATGTAGCGACAGCAAGTGACAGAGCTTTCTTTACATGCGAATATGATAGAATGATTTATACTGGTATTGAACGTACTTCAACAAGTCCACATCAATTACACATACAATCATTCAATATTCAAACCGGTGAAACTACTTACATTGGTTATGTAACGAAAGCTCAGTTGAATAACAGAACCAACAAAAGAATTTCTAGTTTCTTATGTGATGGACAATATGCATATGTAACATTGCATTCAGGTGAAAAAGAAATGTATCGGATAAATTTAAATAATTTATCCGATATCACCTGGTATTCAATGGCTAGATCATCAACTTGTTGGTTCAGATCTCAGTGGTATGATCGTACTACAATTGTAGTCATGGATGTTCGTGGTTTAGCATTTTTCCATACAGATACATTGACATGGACTTATGAAAACTATAAATCTTCAGATACTTCAAGTCGAAATTCATTTACATGGTGTGATAAATTAATTGTCGATTCTGCTGCAAACTTAGCTGTTTATAATCGACAAACACAAACATACAATGTATTGGATTTCCCAATATCATCATATAATGCAGAAATATGTTATGGTGAAGGAAAGATTTGGGTTGTTAACCAAGCATATGTTTTCTCATATGATGTAGAAACAGAAGCTTGGGATGTTGAATACACTCCGGTTCCATTTAAACATCGTCCAAAATGTGTATACTATACTGAAGGTTTATTATATATTCTTCCAGGTAGTACGGCTGATAATAATAAGAATAAAAAGATTTGGGTATTTGAAACTCAACGTAAGAAGTTTGCTTATACTTATTTACCATGGAATATCACAACTGATTATGATGCAATGGTTACGATGGCATTTTATCATAAATATTTATTCTTACAATACTATTCATTTGGTATCTTAAACTATGAAGGTTTGTATAAATATAATATAGGATACAAAATTAATCAGTTTAGTATCATTACAAATGATGCTTTGGAATACGAATCAAAGGATCCATGGTTAAAGTTAAATCCTTCTTACTTATCATTTGAAGAAGCTACTGATGAACGCGAGTTTGAATATATCCCAGGAACTACAATGAAATCTGTTGCTATTAACAAACGAGATTACAAAACAATTTATGATATCGGAATTAAGTTAAAGGAGTGATAACATGGATAATGTCTTCACAAAACCAATGGACGATTCCTTTAAGTTAGCCATGGAATTCATGGGTAATTTGAAGGATCGCGGTGCTGGTTTTGGAAATATTTACGTTGCTCGTACAGTGGATAAGAATGGCAATGTTACTGATATCAAGTTCGGTAAGAATGTCATGACTGACTATGGTATGGAACAATTCTTCATAAATTCAGGAACATTTCCAAATAAAATGTACATTGGTCATGGTAGTACAGCTCAAGGGTTTAATCATACAACTCATGAACTTTTGGATCCATATGATGCAGTATCAACATTAGTATCAGAAACAAGAGATTATGCATATCCAATGTACTATGACAATGTTTCTGGTTTGATAACTTGTGTGTGTCGAGCATTACAAGTTAAATTTCCATTGGAAATTGAATCTGAACCAGATGAAATCACCATTACAGAATATGGTATTGGTACTGCAATAGATGCATTATGGACTCACTCATGGGTTTATGATACAGCCGGACATTACGGTACATTGCGTAAAATCCCAGAAGAAGAATTGTACATTGATGTGTATTACTGCTTATCATACTATGAATCATTAATCCAGAATAACTGGACAAATGGAAAGTATACAGTAATCACAACCTTAGCAAGATTCTTCAATAGAATGGATAGTTCAATCGTTGTTTATCGTCGTAATAATAGAAAAGCAACGATGACATCAACACTTTCTCGTTCGGCATTCCAGAATAATGAAATCACAACATATCGAAATCTTTCAGAATACACTATGATCAATACATGGAGTGGATCAGATGAAGATAAGATTAAGTCAGGATATCTTGATGGATACTGTGATTATTATTCGGGATTCTTATCAGTTGAACGTGAATTAATGACAACTCCAGAACCATTCTCTGAAGTTGTAATCACTGATGGTCATAAGGATGATTGTATCTCTGCAAGATTCGGTCAGTTCAGTGATAAGTGTTTACCATTAACTCAAGCAACAGTTACATCATGCAAGTTATATGATTACACAACACATGGTTGGGATAATGCGGAAACATTCTTAAATGATAATGATAAATGGTATACAGAAACACCTTTGCAGACAGCATTTGCAATGCCAATTTATTATACGAATAATAATACCATCATGGGAATGTGGTTATATCAAAACATCAATACTCATGATGCGATTACTGCATTCGATGTAAACTTGACAACTGTTTATGCTTGCGAAAAGTATTGGGATAAAACCACATGGCATCATATCTCAAACCTTACTAACGTACCGAACAATCATACGAATGATTATAATCATACGATGAACTGTCAAACTGCTCGATACTATATAACATCTGCAAATAATATCAACTTGATTCCACATCGTACTTTGGAAGGTTTGGTTGTTGTACCTTCAAATGGTAGATCGGAATCATTTGGTTTCCCAGTATTGACAACAATCATGTTGGATGTATTCGGTAACTATACAGCAGGTTGGTATAAGTGTGGTAATACAATTGTATCTCCATTACAGAATAAATCATATGACTTATTTAGTAATATGAACTTATCAACTACAGATGCTTACTCATATGGATGGAATGATTGGTTAATTGTTTATGGTAAACATGTCAGCACCACAACATTGTATTATGTTGACTTGACTGATATGTCAACAAAGCCATCAGTATCAAATACGTTATTGACATTCGATACAAGAACGAACTTCAATATGTTTGATAATATGATGCCATCATTTACAGATACAGGTTACATGACACTTCAAGGTATCGGATTCAATACTTCATACTTAATTGATCTGAGAGGCAATACAATCAATCCAGTATCATATCCAACATCAAAGATGTGTTGTATCTGGGGTGAAAATCGTATTGCTTACATATCAACTGCAGATCCAACTATTGTTCAGGTATATGAATTTGGTTCAACCAATGCAGTTATCCAGACATTCAATATTCCATCTGGATTTACTGTGAACTATATGTTTGGTCATACAAACTATGTATGGTTGGTATCAAACTCATCATCAGTTGCTGCGGTATGCTGTGATATCATATCTGGCACGGTCACAAATACAACCAGTGCAATGAATGCTGTTGCTTCTTCTTTAAGTAGAGTAAGAGTAACAGCAACAGATGATGCATTGGTGGTATATAGAATCGATACATTCAATCCAAATCAAGCTTACTGGATTAAGGTTGATGCTCCAACATCTGTTCATGATTTATCAAGTTTAGGTGTTGCTACAGATGGTGCTACAATGTGTAGATTCCATTTACATAAGATTCATGTAAATTCAATGGTATTATTATACTCAAAGACTGCAGCTAGTAACAATAACAATGGCGGTACGAGAAACTGGGTTATTGACTTTGGTAACCTTGTTGATGGCCATACAGATTATGTCAAGTTGGAAGATGATACTTCAAATGCATGCTTCATTCCATATGGTGATTATTACATCACAGAATGTCATAAGAAATGGCCAATGGAACACTGGATGCCGCACAAAGTTTCAGGAACAACTCCATGTATTACGTCAGTTAATAACTATATCAATTTACGTAATAAACAATTCTACACAACCTTTACTAATGTTCCTGAATTCACTGGATTACCACCTGGAGATAAACAGTAAATCATATTTTGATTATATGATACCGGGGACTTGCCCCGGTATCTTTAATCAAAAACAGATTGTTAATTTGGAGGTGAATTTAAGTGAATATCTTTAGAACTTTAGAAGCTTACAAAAGGATACCTAAGTTGCCAGCTTCTAACAATCCTTTGAGAGTTGTTCGTGGAGTGTGGGTATCAGGTGAACATAGAGATCCATTAACCATGGATGCTCTTTTACAAATAAAAGCTGTTGGATCTCATCCATGTGAGGTTCGTCGTTACACAGAAACTAGTACAAATTTCTATAATGATGAAGTAATTAAGTATATTGGTATATATGCTCCAGATCATCTGGACATTGTTGATTACTATGAAACTAGTACAAATGTTTATGATGAAACTATCAAATATTTTGGTATATATTCTCAGCCTTTGGAAATAACCGATTATACGCAAGTATCAACTAATTTTTATGATGAAACTATCAAATATACTGGATTATATGATGAAAGTTTAGCATATTATGAGATGACTTTACCAAAATATACTAAAACAACACCACAATCAGCTATACATATTTTAAATGTCACTTCCACTCCATTAGAATATAGACAATAAAGGAGGTATAAACAATGTATGAAATGATGAAACTTGCTCCAGAAATGGAGAAGTTTATTGAAACATTACCTGCAAAACATCGAGCATCAAATGTTTATGAAATTATTTGTGAAGATAAAGATGGTAATATTACCGAACGTAAGTTTGGTGTTAATGTAATGACTAATAATGGTTTTACTCGAGAATATAAAACTGATGAAAATACATGGTATTATCATATGATTTTTGGTACTGGTAGTGGTACTCCGGCAATAACAGACACTGTACTATTCCAAAGAATACCAAATTCACCGTTAATTGGTGAAACATTATATGACGCAGGTGTAAATGTAATTAATAATTATTTTGATCCTGTTACAAATATTATTACTGGTCGAAGAAGAACGGGTCAATGTGTGTTGGATTATAACTATTCTTGGTTAACTGAAGATACCAATATAACTGAGTTCGCTGAAGTGTTAAATAATAATGAAAGCAGTATAAATACACATGCATTAATTTATGATGCAAATCATCAACCATCATATTTTACTAAGAGGCTGAATGAGAAGGTTACAATCAGTGTTTATCGTGCCAATAGTATTAATGCTTCATTATTCGATACATTATGGAATGAAGGCAAATATTTCTTCATTAATCCTGCATATTGTGTTAAAGCTATGCATAGACATGCAGGTGTATCAGCACGTAACTGTTTTTATGTTTCAGGACGAGCTCAAGAATCAGATCAATTCCCAATGTATCCAGTAGTAGCTACTGATGTAAGTGGAGGATTCGGTGGAGATTTACTGCATGATGGGTACAATGTTGGTTTAGGATATAATAATGCAGGAGCATGTACTAGTGGATCTGGAACAAACCCTTGTCATTATAGTGTTGCTATCGAAGGTGGATTGAGAAGTAATTTGACATTACCGGAAATAGTTATAACATCTAAAAGAGCAATACAAATTGGACAAGGTATATTTTTACCAGATGGAATGTCAAACTGGAGTTATGGTGAACACGGATACAAAAGACGTGCAGTATTATATTGGATTGAGAACTTCAATCTTACAACTCCAGAAGAGCTCACATTTGATTTTGCATATGTTGATGATTTTGTACATAATACATTTACAACTGTATTTGGTGGATTCACATTTTTATCATCATATGGTGAAGGTTCTGATAACTGGGGTTATACATGGCATAATAACACAGTACCAGTCAATGATTTTCATATCACTGCAGTAAAAGGTTATAATTATCTTACTGGAGAATTTGATAGAGTTGAATCATTTGTAGATGATCCAGACTATGATTTCAGAAATCCAGAACTCTTCTTATACGGATACTATCATACTGCTGAATTCCGTGGCCCTGATGGAACTACGATCTTTGATGTATATATAAATACAAGAACTGATTTGGCTATTACTGGTTTTTATGATGCATCTACATTTGCAATTTATATGACCGATAAATATTGGGATGCATCAACATTTGTAAAGTTAGATGATAACAGAGTGGTTCCACAAGCTTTACAGCACAAGAAATACATTATTAAAACTCCAAATCAAGCATGTGGTATTAATAATATGGGACCGGGTATTCATCCACAACGTGAACGTAATAAACATGCATTAGATATTTCTTATTCAGAAATTAATATTGAAAATAATTTTAAAATAGCAAATGATAGTAATCGAAATGTTTCAAATATATTTGCATCTGAAACTGGCTGGGTTTGGTATTATAATAGATTAATATATCTAGAATCAGATGATGGTAACGGTCATCCATATATGTATACATTACCAGGTCCAGCATCCGGTGATAGACGTTACGTTTGGCATTCAGATGATTGGATCATTTGGGTTGATAACTGGTATATCAATAGTGCTACTCATAGTTCAGCAATGAAAGCTATAAAAATTGATCCAGCTCATCCAGATGTAGACCCATCGACAACAGCTATCGATTATTCTTTCAATTTCTTTACTAATTTCTTAGGAGAATCCTATAATGTATATTTTGATACCTGGTGTCTTAAATTATTTGATAGATATCATAATAGATTAGTATTGATCAAGGATGCTAAACTGGGTTATATTGATTTTAATACTGACCCATCAACAATTATACCAATTGAAGTAACCACACCTTCTAGTTGGTGTAGTAGTTTTGTATGGGGTACTGATTATTTCATTATATATACTGGAAGAGGATCAAATGATGAATTTCAGTTTTCAATTTATGATTTTACAACTAATACTGTTATTCAAACTTTTGAAATACCTTTAGAAGGTACTATGTCATTAAATGGTGTATTTGGATATGATCATACAATTTATATTCAAATATATCGTGATAATACGACATGGTATATGTATATGTATGACATGCTTTCCGAAGGTTTAGTCGCACACCCAAATGAATATTGGGTTAATACGGTGGGTGCTGAAAGTTCTTATGTTGAATATAATGTTTATAATAATCATATTTCAATAGATGACGATGCATTAATATTCCACTGTTTATATCATGACAGTAGTAGAGGTGGCTGTAGATCGTTTGTAATTTTAAAGGAAGATCAAGAAAACCCTATCTATTTACATAGCAAAACTGGTGATAATTCATATGCATATGTATTAAATGCTTGCGGTCCGCCATCAATAAAGAAAATGAATGGTGGTAAAGACTATGTTATCATGGTTCCTGGATGGATAGTAACTAGAGGTAGTAATACGCATTATGATAGCTGGTGGTCTGCATATAATATCTTAAATTTAGGATATATTATTAATAAGGGCTGGAGATCACCAAATCAATTAAATGATGGACTTCCAAGTATGACATCTCACATGCCATGTTTAAATAATGCCCGTGGAGGCCCAGGATATTCTGGCACAACCAATTTCCCATATCCACGATATGATAGTACCGATGTATGGTTTGGTGAAGCTTGTTTCTATAAGAATGATGTAATCGTATTCACTTCATTCAGTAAACCATTACGTATTCCGATTGAAATGTTCTTGTTCCACCAGATCACTGGTACTACAAAAACAATTCAAGCCTTCAACAATCCAAAGAAGATTGCAGCTAACAGTCATGGTTTAAAGATAACAAACGACATATAATGATTATATGTGATACCGGGGTATATACCCCGGTATCCTTTTAATCATTTGAAAACAGATTGTTAATTTGGAGGTGAATTTAAGTGAATATCTTTAGAACTTTAGAAGCTTACAAGAGAATGCCAAAAGTTAAACCAGAGAATCATCCATTACGTGTAGCTCGAGGTGTTTGGGTTTCTGGTGAGCATCGAGATCCATTAACAATGGATTCCGTTATACATCTTCATGCTGTTAGTTCAAGACCAGTTGAAGTTCGTCGTTATACCGAGATAACAACTAATACTGGATATGATGTACAATTGACATTTACTGGAGCTTATTCAACTAAGATGTCAATCACTGATTATTATACAACTTCAACAACATTCAGAGATGATGAAGGAATAACATTTACTGGTGTTTATTCAGATAAAATACCAGTAACTTATTATACAACCGCAAGTACAACATTCCGAGATGAAGAAGGTTTAACATTCACTGGAGCTTATTCATCTCAAATGTCTGTAAACTTAGCTCATCGACCAAAATATACAAACACAACTCCACAAGCAACATTGCATGTTACTGGAGTTACATCAACAGCTGTTGAGTATGTTCATGGTCAATAATAAAGGAGGTTAATAAAATATGGAAGAAATTAAACAGATTTCTGAACAGCTTGATCACTTCCTACGTACAATGCCTGATCATAAAGGATCAAATGTTTATGAAATCATATGTGAAGATAGAGATGGTAACATAACTGACCGTAAGTTTGGTGTTAACGTATTAACTGATTCTGGTTTTGATACTGAAATAGTTAGAAACTTTTCATCACAATACGGCGATATGTATATCATATTTGGTACTGGTAGTGGTGTTCCAACACGTTCAGACACTGCATTATTTGAAAGAATTCCGAATTCTGCAAGAATTTCAGAAACATGTTATAATATATTCAATGGTAATGGTGGACAAAACTATTATGATTCCAGTTTAAATCAATTGATTGGTCGAAGAAATACCGGTCGATGTGTATTGGATTATAACTATTCTTGGTTAACTGAGGATGTTGATATAACTGAGTTTGCTGAGATTAGATATACTGATAATACAGAATATATGCATACGCATGCATTAATTTATGATGAAAATCATGATCCTTCATATTTTACTAAAAGAATGAATGAAAAGGTAACAATCAGTATTTATCGTGCATTTGTTCTTGATTGTAGCATCATTGATACTTTATGGAATGAAGGTAAGTATGTTTTCATCAATCCACAATATGCTGTTAGAACTCCACGAACAACAGGCTATGACCGAAATACCAATGGTAATAGATATCAGGATGTACCACATAGATTCATGGTATGTAATGGTAGATGTACTGCAGAAACAGATTATCCTTTATATCCAGCTAAAGTTACAAGTGATATGCAATCTAACTGGTTGAGCCCAATATATGCTTTATATAATAACGGTATAGGTCATCCAGCTTGGGATCGTGGTCAAGCATGGTTAGGTGAAGAAGGAGTTTCTGAAAAATTTAATGTGACTTTTCCAGATGGAGGATATCGAGATACAATAACATATCCAGAAAAGATTATTGATAATAAATATAATCACAAAACAAGCTTCAGCATACTTCATGTGCATACCATGATAAATGAACATTATTATGGCAATGGTAACTGGGGTAGATGGGGAATGAAGCGTGGAGCTGACAGATTCTACATGATTGAAAAGAATAAACTTGAAACTCCAGAAGCCGTTGAATGTGAATTCTGTTATACTGATGACTTTATGCATCCAGAATTTAATAATATCTTTGGCGTTTATCACTTATACAACAAAGATACAAGATTCAATTTGACGACTTTTCCATTTGATGATATTCATATCACTGCAATGAAACGTTATAATTCATTGACTCATGATTATGATATTGATGAAACGTTTACAGATGATCCTGATTATGAATTCACTACTCCAGAAAGATTCTTATTTGGTAATATGACAATCAGTGGTTTCAGTGGTACATTTGATGTGTTCTTAAATATTCATAATCATATACCGATTCTTGGATTTAATAATCAATCAACAAACATAATCTATATGACTGATAAGTATTGGGATCCATCTACTTATGTTAAGCTTGATCATAATGACACTGTTCCGGCTGCTTTACAGCATAAGAAATATATTCTTAAGACACCATCACAATCACCAGGTAGTGATTCAGGTGTTGAGTCATATTACAGTGGCGGTAGTAATATGGTAAATGGCTTATATACAATTCGTCAACGTAATAATCATAAACTTGTTCCTTCTGCACAAAATGTTGAAATTAACTTAACCACAGCAATCACAATGGCTGATTACTCCGCTAATAGCTGTCGAATGGTTTATTCATCAGATGATGGTTGGGTTTATTGCCATGGAACAATTATATTCCCAGATTCAGATGATGGTACCGGACATCCATATCAGTATACTATCGATCCACGATACATAAAACTGATCAACTTTACTCATGATCATATCATCACGATAGCTGGTGATACTTGGGTTAGAATTAGTGAAAATGCAACTGTTATGTGGATATTTAAAGTTGATGCAACTCATCCAGAAATAGATCCGAATACAACAGTTATCACTCATGGCATGAGTGATTTTAGATTCGGTAGCACTAGTACAAGTACCACATTTATCAGAAACTGGTGTACTTTCCTTTTGGATGAACCAAATAACAAAATGTATATTAACCGAGGAGCAAAATTATTACTTCTTGATTTAACTAATGAAACTCTTACACCAATAGAGGTTGATGGTAGCGACAGCTTTATTGGGGGAACTTGCTATGTTGGCATTGTTTATGGTACTGATTATCTTATCTATTTTTCAGGATATAATAATGATAATACTGAATATCAGTTTAAGCTTTATAATACATCAACTGGTGTTATAGACTATAGTTTTAGTATTCCAATTGAAGGAACTATGACATTACACTTCATGAATGGTTATAAAAACATGATATACATTCAAATGTATCGAGATTCTGCATACTATTTATATATGTATAACTATATTACTGGTGCATTAACCGCAAACTCTGGTTTATGTTGGAATGCATTATATTATAGCGGTGATTATATCGCTAAACTTTCAGAAGCTCAACCAATGATGTATTATGATAATGATGTATTATTCTTATCATCATATGGATCGGATGGTGGTAATAATGGTTGTCGTACAATATTGATCTTTGCAGATGATTTAGATCATCCAGTTTACTTTGATAACTATGGTGGTGAATCATTCCATACAGGATATCAACGTAATTATCCACGTATAAAGACCCTCAATAATGGTACTGATAGAATCATGATGTTCTGTGGAGAATATGGTGGTGGTCGAACATCTGCTACATATTTCTATAATGTGGACTTCATCAAAGATCATGGTTGGCACACACCTGCTCAGTTGAATGCTAATCTTCCAAAACCAATATACAAGATGCCTTGTGCACCTCCAAGTATTGGTGGTCCATGGTATCAATACGGTGATTATAGTCCAGGTCCGGCATGGTTTGCTGAAGCTTGTTTCTATGGAAATAAAGTTATGGTATTTAATTCACTTACACCTAGCAAGCCAACATTAATCCCAATTGAAATGTTCTTATCTCATAAGATTATTGGTACAACCAAAACAATTACAGCTTATAATAATCCAAAGAAACTCGGAACACATACTCATGGAATGGCATTATCTAATATTCTTCCATGATCTATTTAACTTTTATAAAATTACTTATAAAGGAGAATCTTTATGAATAACATTCCAAGAGTGGCAACTTTTGAAAAGGTTTCTTATGAAGAATACAGCAAATCAATCATTGAATATGCTAAAGTAATGGAAGAATCTGTTGCTGGTTTGCTTGCTAATGATTCAGAAGGAAAACTTTCAGATGCTATCGCAACAACTATCCAGAAACAGTATGATGATCTCATGTTACCACGTCGAGCAACACAAGGTTCAGCTGGTTATGATTTCTTTGCTCCAATCGACATTGAAATCCCTGATGATGAAACATCAATTATCATCCCAACTGGCATTCGTTGTAAGATCGATCCTGGTTATTTCCTCTCGATTTATCCTCGTTCAGGATTAGGATTCAAGTATCAGGTTGGTTTAGACAATACAGTTGGTATTATCGATCAGGATTACTATTACAGCGACAATGAAGGTCATATCATGATCAAGTTACATGCTAAACAGAAGGTTTCTATTCCAAAGGGTAAAGCATTTGCTCAAGGAATATTTACTCAGTTCTTCATTGTAACTGATGATGAATCTACTAATGTTCGTAATGGTGGATTCGGATCCACAACAGAACAACAAGTCTCTGTTCCGTTAGACAATTAATAAAAGATATATAATGTGGGGCCATTGGCCCCACATTATATATCGTATTTTAAAGCACATTAAAGATGATATTAGAATCATCAACTATGAACATTTCTGGAGTAAATCTTTCGAGTTCTTGTTTCGGGAAGTCATCAATCTTTGTCCATTTCTGAACAATTGATTGTGTATTAGCATCCATGAACTTCGAACTCTTATCGAATGAATATCTATCCTGAGTATACCATCCGACGAACTTCAGATATGATACATTGTTTGATTTCTCTTCTAACATCTGACGGATAAGTTCTGTAATGTAGATATTACTATCCATATCAATCTTATCCTTAGCTGTATGAACAGTTGTCAACTTACTGAAGTAAGATTTGATTATGCTACGAAGTTTTGATAAAGTATCCGTTGCAATTGATTGATTCTTCAACATGATATCGAATTCAATCTGGATATTAAGATCAGGCCAGAAGATTCCATCATCTTGACTCTTATGGTATTCAGTTGTATACGTATGTGGTCTACCATATGTAGCAATCAGCTTAGTATCAAGATAATCATTTCCATCTAACCGTGAGAAAATTACTGGTTCAATCGCTTTATGAACCTGAGTAAATGATGAAATGAATGATGGGAATCGATCTGATGTAAGCAATGAGTATTCAGTGAATGGCATAAGCTGGATTGTTACTCCAGAATGTACATTTGTATTGACAAATATGTCTTCAACCATTCCACTATACTTATTGAGAGTATCATAATGGTCATCCCAGATCATTAACTGGATACGTGTTACTCTTGTATTGTCTTCTGGTGACATGATATACATGTTATCATTAGATCTATTGCAGTAGAAGATTCCTTCTTGAGGAGTAATTGGGATTGTTAAGTCTTCATTCTCATACATGATTCCATTATTGTAATACATGTACTTGAAGTTATCTTCTTCACGTGAAAGAAGTTGATATTCATGATCCCAAGCACCAATGAATCTTAATGATTCAACAATTGAATCGTAAAGTTCATCATCAATAACTGCATATTCTACAGTATCAATGATCTTGGTTTTCTCAGCTAATACTTTACCCCACATTATACGTGCTGTCGATTGAGCTTCAGCTAATGAAATATGTGTTGTTGTACCAATCATATGATTATTAATGAACTTTATGATGTCATAAATGTTCAAATCCTTTGATTCTGTTGAGATCCAAGATGTCATTTCATTGTAAGCTTCAACCGCTGCTGGCGATGGTACTGATGCATCACTGAAATCAACAACTGATCTCATCTCTTTCAGTTCCTGGATGAGCGAGAACTTCTCGAGTTTGAATTCATCAACAATGATGTATCCATCATAACTTCTGTCATTGCCGATATCTGTTACATGATCTGGATATTGCGATCTAACTAAGATTGTGATCTTGAATTCTGGATCTGTTGCATCGATAACAACATTCTGTTGTGATGTTGGAATCCATGAACCACCACCATTTACTCGTGAAGCAATGTTGATTCGGTTATCAATGTCAACTAATTCATTCAATGGATACATATCTGCTTCAAACTGATATGAACCATCTGAGTTAACATCAACTGGAATCATTTCAATTCGTCCTGTTTCTGCACCATTAACCATTGCATGGAGTATAACTCTCATATTATTCTTTTCAAAGTCAAGAATTGAGTTCTCCATATAGAAGAATGGTTCATTAACATGTAATTCTGAGAATTTGATCTTATAATAATCAACAGAACCAGCATCTGCAGATGGTCTCATATCTGCATATAAGAATACACCACCAGCTCCGATGTTACTCATATCGAAATTATACCAGCTTGAAATCGAATATTCTGGTTCGATATCATATGGAATATAAACTGTCTTTGCATTTGTGATTGTATAATGATACCACTGTTCTTGATCCGCGAACTTAACGTTGATTGTTACTTCCTTTGCACCATATGATGATACAACATACAATCTTGATTCACCGAACTTCTTTACATCGGTTAAAGTTGCATATGGAACTGCAATTTTCTCGATCTTTCCTAAAGGAGCTTCGGAATTAAGTGACATTGTATAGTACTGACCAGCTTGTTCACGACGGAATACAAATTCATCATCATAAGTTTCTATTATATCTGATGAATATGTGATTTCTGTACTACCCGATGTGTATACCGGAGTGCAACGTGCTGGATCATTCCACAATGATGAATCACCAACGAAGAGAACATTACCACCAATTGCATATATTGATATATGAGATGGCTCGGCTCCATCGATCGATCCATCTTCGATCCACATAGCTTCCTTTGTTGGGTCATCTGCTTTAGCAACCAATGTGATTCTACCATCATCACGAATCTGTTTTGATGCAACACACAAGTATGTTGATTCTGGATTGTATGGTAAGTAACGATCCTTATCACCTTCAGAGTTAGATAAAGCCAATACAGGGATTCTTGCAGCATACAAATCTTGCGGAGTTTTGAAGTATCTCCACATTTCTTCTGCAAAGATTGGAATATCTGAGTTTGATTGCATCTTAGTAATCAATTCTTCACCATCATTCATGGTTGCGATAGTTGGTACTATTGTAGATGTGATCTTATAGTAATTATTCTTATAAGTTCTCTGAATATTGGTTGCGATTGGATATCCATGATAGATTTCAGATGTATCCTGATGATCTTCGATCTTACGTACACGCTTTAACTGATTAGCCGTTACCGTTTCATTGATCCATGGATTGAAATATCCAATTGCAAATGGATTCTTCTGAACTCTTATACCGAATGGGTTTGCAAATATAAAGTCATTTGACATGATCTTGAATGTTTTTGCATTCTCAACAATCTTATTATCTCCAACGGTATACGGAGTAACGGTAAAATCATTATTATCATACTTCCAGATCCATCCTGGAGGAATAATAAACTCATTACCTGCTTTTGTATTATCATTATTTGCATACAGTACATCATATGGGATTCTACCATGTAATGTGTTGGTACGGAATACGTAATCATCGTCATCCTTAAGTGCAATGTATCCACTCCAGAGCCTTCCCCATGGATCGTCTCTACGCTTAAAGAAGAAAGGATAAAGTACATTCTTGAAGTAGAATGTTTCAAACCATTCATCAAGATCATGATCTGATGATAATACATTCGCTGTATTATAAGCTTGGATAGTTTCACGACGAACTACTTCCGCATTACCAATATCAGTACCACCTAATGATCCAGAAAGTACGAAAGCTGCCTTAAGTACATTACCATTATTAGCATATCTCGTTGTAGATGCAATAACATTCGGTTGATCAGTGTTATCAAACGCTGAGAAGTTTGCTGCAGCACCATGTGACGTGTAAACGATGATTTCAAATGATGAGTTTGTTTCTGGAACAAAGTACTTTGAACCATTTAACTGCCACATGAAACGAATTGTTTGTGAACTGTCCATGATGTAGTTTACATATGGAGCTGAATCTTGTACTGTTGAATGAATTGGTAAGATGTGATCCTTTGCAATGAACTTTGGAACTCCTGTTTCACGTGATTCCTTATCGATGTAACGAATATCAAATCCACAGATATGTCCTGTGCATGTAAGAACAGTATCTTGGTTTGGAATACCGTTCATCGCAGTATTTACAACTGTGAATGATGATCTTTCATATTCATTTGCTTGGATCATTAAACATAACCATGTATCAGTTACACGATGCATGATGTATGTGTTTTTGTTTGTAGCGATTGAGTTCTGGTCATTATCCATGATATAGTGAATATCCCATGCCTTATCACCACGAGTTGCGGTTTCAATCGTCTTATATTGAATGAGAATGTCATAATCTAAAGAATAAACATTGCCATTTGACAGATTGAACTTTGTATTCTTATCTAAGATGAACTCATAACAGAGAGTATCTGAGTTATAAGTAGCATTATTCATGATATCTTCAATCTTTAATTCCAAAAGGAAGTTACATGAAGATGGAATTGCAAATGCATATCCAAGATTGAATATAGCTGCTTCAGCATAGATAGAATCTGGTAATACTGCCTTTGTAATGAATGACTCATTAAAGTAGAATGCCGATGTAAATGCTTGGTTTTCCATACCTTGAGACATATACTCACTAAAAATTGAGAATGCTCCGGCATTCAAAACATTCGTTGGAATTTCCTTGAATACTCGTGGCATCATGACATTTTGGAGATATTTCTTAATCTGGGAATCCTCAGCATAACTCGTTAAAATTACTTCGTCTGCCATTTTTAACCCTCCTATATTGTATTTTTTATTTAAAACCTCACGGTAATGTCTGGTACTAATGGTTATATTCATTAGTAATTACATTATGAAAAAGTCAATTAATAAAAGGAGGTTATAATTATGGCTGATTCACAAGTTCAACTTAAGCGTGAAGAAGTCGTTGGTGATGAAGTCATTTTGACTGATATCAACCCACAAACGACGTCTGATTCGGTTATCGATTTGAATAATGGATTGACATTAGAAGATTCGTTGAACCGCATGTGGAATGCTATAAATAATAAGCTCTCGAGAGTTGTGAATTCTGTTAATGGCAGAACCGGTGTGGTTGTATTAACAGCGGAAGATGTTGGTCTTGAAAATGTAGATAACATCTCTTTTGCTAATATACAAGAATGGGTAATCAACCAAATCAAAGAAGAATTTGGTGAACGTGCATTCAAACTGTATGATCATCTCGATGAAGCGGAAATAACTAAGACTACTAATAACAAAAGTTTGTCTGGTGCAGCATTCTACTCAGCTAAAGGTAGAGAACAAGACAATGATAATTTAGCATACATCGGTGTATTCTTCTGGGATGACTCTACAGATACTTTACAATACATCAGTAAGGCGTTAAACATCATTGGTCAAACTGATAACTCTTTACTTTACAATGAAACTGCTAATGGTAAAGATTATACCTATGGAAAATTAGGTATTAATATCTGGAAAGATGAAAATGGTCTAGAAATATATAATGGTATCTCTGATAATCCAGATGAACCAAAAGCAAATGCTGGTTTACGATTAGTTCGTGAGAATATCGTTCCAGATTTTGAAACAATGGTTGGATGTTATGGTTCAGACTTTGAACATCCAGGTACTGCTGAAGACTCTTGGTTATATGCAGCATCACATCCAAATGATGCTCCAACTGTAAAGATCATTTATGATGGAAAAGATCTTTCTGCAAACTCAACATTCTATGCTAAGAGAGTATTCAGACTCAAAGACCAGTTCATCTGTTGTTTCTCGGCAAAGTATGGCTTTGATTATGAAACACAAACTGAAATGCTGAATCTTCCAGCTGGTGTTGACAAGTTATTGGTTGATCAGCATACAGCTCTTGGTGTTGTTACTGAAATTACTAAGGATGCAAATGATAATATTACAGCATATACCGTTGAGTTTACTCCAATGACTCCACGTGTTGGTGATGGTATTAGCTATGCTGACTATGATACGAAATATTCGGTTAGAGATATTCGTAATTTAGTTGAAACAATGCATAATAATCAATTAGGCATTAATACTGCTCGTGGTATTGTAACAACTACTGTTATACACGATGATGTACTAGACCCTTCAACAACATATATTCCTGATGATTACTTTTTATTCACTACTGGCAACTTATCAGGTATTACAATTCGTAGAAATCGTGATCAACGAAATCCATCAGATGGTAAATCATATTGTCCAGGCGTTACTGGATATATCTTCACTAATTTACCAGCTGGACCTTTCCCTGCAAGTGATCCAAGATATCGCAAATCATATCAGGAAATGGATGGTGTGGCAATAACACCAGATGCATCATTATGCATAATTCCAATGTCAGCATATCGCAAAGAGGCGGTACCTCATACTCTTCAAAAGGATACATCGGATCCAGATGCAAAGCGTACTAAACAATATAATTCATTCGTTGATCCAGAAGAACCTGGTCAAATAGATAGAGTTATGTATGGTTCTAATGATGCGGTTAACTGGATCACTGATGCTGATTTCTATGACAATGATGATTCAGAAACAGCACATGGAATGTCATTACTTGGTATCAATTTAAATAAAGCAATGATGCGTTTAGATGTTGTATCACCGGATACTACTACTGTTCCAGCTTTAGCAAACATTTCTGGTCTTAAGATATATCAATATTCAAAAACAGTCGATGGTAGAATCTTTGGTAATGAAACTGCAGATGATATTCCAGATAAATATAAGATATCAGAAATGACCGGCGGTCTTGCTATCAACTGTGGTAAGTACTTACATATCGAACCGACTGGATACTATTGTGAAGCTGAGGATTTCTATGATGGTGGTAAGCTCACAATCGATACAGGTTTCGGTTTCGAAGATGATGAAGGAAA